CTACTTAGCTTCCTCTTTTATTTTACGCCGCTTTGACATTATATCCCCCCGCCCCGTGAGCAACCATTCTGCTGATACATTATACTCCTCAACAAGATAAGTCAGCCACGCTGGTTGAAAGATGTCCCGCGACATGTCCTTTTCGAGCGAGTTAAGGTTCCAGCGGTTGATACCGAACTTCGCTGTAAATGTCAGTTTGCCCCCTATTATATCTTCCGATTTCAAATAGTATAGGGCTTGGAAAAAGCGGCTTATTATTTTTTGGCTGTCGGGCGTTTGCATAATTCGTTTGATTTGGCATTTGCGGCGGCAAATTTCGCCTCCAATTCTGTATCGTGTTCATTTGCCCGCTGCTGCCAAGAAGAAAGCGTGTCGGGGCTAAAAACAGGACTTCTGCCTGTTTTTACAGCCTGTTCGTATTCGTGCAGTTCATCGGGCGACATAAACGCTATATATTTCTCCATTTCGAGGACTGCTTGGATATGCGCAAAGGCTTCACGCTGAAGCTTGAACAGCTTGCCGATTTCAAGCATTTCCCCCTGTCCGAGTAAAAGCCAGCGGGCATTTATTTCAGGCAGAACCTCCAACAGCGTCAGAATAGGGCGTATTCCGAAATTCTCTCCACGCAACAGCTTGGCGAGGTATTGAGGTGTCCATCCGCACAGGGCAGCAAACTCTCTTTGTCGCCCTCCCGTTTTATATCTTATTATTTCCTGTAATCTACTATTCATCGTATAGGTCTTCACTTTGTGTGTTCTTTTCAATGTAGAACCGTGCGGCATCTGAAACTGTTGCAGTTGCTCGTATTGCACAGGCAATCAAATACATTAAACACCAAGTTACTACTCCCAAGAGGAATGGAACTCCAAAGATTATATCGTGCGCTGCTACAAAAGTAACAATCACACTTACCCCGAGAGCAATCCAGCCCAATACTATACACACAGAAGCCGCAATACGTAAACCTTTTGCGCCATTGTCTTGGTGATTTATTATGTTCATAAATACAAATTGTTTTTACTACCTTATGCGGTTGTAATTGTAAATATTAAGTGAGGATAGAGATTTGTCGTGTAGTTGTATTGTATTATGGTTGATGATTTTATAATCATAGGTCTTTGTTCGGACAATACTATATTTACCGTCATCATCTATTCCATTCATTGAAATTTCTCGGTTTTTTGTATTTACATAAAAGTACATTTTCCAGACTTCGGATTGGTTATCTACATAATAGAATTGCCTTGTTGCATCACCGTAAAAATACATAACTCCGCCAGCTGAACCATTTATAGCCTTTTGTTGCCCAAACGGTTCAAATGATAATATTTCATTAGAAACTCCGCCCTCTTGCTGCCATTTACCATGCAACACATTTAGAACCTCTTTTACTTCGGTATTATAGTCACTATTGTTGTCTACATTATTATCTTTGCTACAAGAGACAAAAGACATAATAGCCATAATACATATAAGCCACTTTTTCATATCTTAGTTATTTAGTTGTTAGCTGTTCTATTATTCCCATAAACCTTTCCATTTGAGCTTTATTCGCCTGTATCAACTCTGATATAGACGATTGTTGCTTGTTTACGGTTTCAATCAATTTTCCCACATCTTCACTTGACACGTTTATGTCATGTCCCGCTACTTGATTATGGTCTCCATAAACCTTTTGGGATATGCGAATGTCTTTCTTAAACAGGCTTCCCTCCCCTGTTTTAATCCAAACTTCATTTATATTATCATCAAGCGAGCAGAGACCTTTCAGGAACTTATCCGATAACGGAACCTTACCATTTACTATCTGCGAAAATGAAGACTTGGTATATCCTAACAGATCAGCCAAAGCCCTCTCATTCTCTGCAATCTCGTTAAAAATCAGCCAGTTTATGGCTCTTTTCAATCGTGCTGTTACTTCATTCATTCTCTTAAAAAATATTAAAAGCGAAACTTTATTTCGATTTTCTTTTTATTAAAACGAAACTTTGTTTATATTTGCACCGTGTTACGGCTTAATAACCGCACAAAGATACGAAATCGGAAATTAAATCGAAAATAAACCGATAAGTAAAATTTTAATTTAATAATATTTAAGGAATGGACGAAGTAAAGATTTTCAAGACAGACTGCCAAAAGGAACGCGAGGAACGAGACTTGGCAATCTACAATGAGTACACCGAGCTTATGTCCGTTGAGGGGCAAAGCAAGACACTCGTTACGGAGCACTTGATGAAGAAGTACGGCATTCACAGCCAAGGCACTATCTATGTTATCCGTCGCCGTGTTGAAGCGAAACTAAAACGGAGGGAGGTTGCGGTATGAACACGACAGTAAAGAAATGCGTACAATGGACTGCATTATCAACAGTCTGCATAGTAGGACTTTTCGCTTTTATGCTGTTGGCTGGCGATGAAGACCCGAGAACCCCAATACCTTTAGGGAAATGGCTGGTAATTAAGTTCTCTGCATTGATGGTTATCGCATTATGCGTATGGGTTGGCAAATGGCTGCATCGGACGGGCTATCTGCCAGAGTATTTGGACAAATTAGTTGAGGAGGACATTTGACTATGACACAGCAACCACCGACATTACAGGATTTGAGTAATCAGCTTGGGCGAGTAGAGAGACTTGCAACAATAAGCGCAAAGCCTATTCTCGACCTTGACGAAGCAGTACTCTTTACAGGGTTCAGCAAGGGGCATTTATATCGTCTCACGAGTGAGCGGCAGATACCCCACTATAAGAAGAACCGCAAGCTATATTTCAAGAAATCAGAGTTGGAGGCGTGGCTTCTTGAAGAAAAAGTGCTTACCAACGCGGAAATAGACAGTCGCGCCACAACCTATGTCGCAACGCATAAATAGTGTGAATATGAAAAGCCAAATGACAGCTGTATTCGATGCATGGGTAAGCCGAAAGCATGATCATCTAAAGCGGGAAATACCGACATGCGAACTTGCTGAAGACGCTTTTCAAGAAACCTATTTGGCGATGCGTGAAGCTGTTAACCTTGACACCGATTTTGAGGGTTTGTTTAGGGAAATATACAAACAGATGCTTGCCAAAGAGTATCACCAAGAGGACAGGTTTATACGCCCCAACCCTCTGTTCTTTGCCTATCTGCAGGCAGAGCCGTCCGATACAGGCGTTGAAGAAAATTCCATTGATGAAGCAATTACAGCGAAGCAGGTAGATGATTTTGTAAAGTGCAATTTCCCCGCAGATGATTATATGATATTTCATTTGAAATTCTTCGCAGCAATGACCTATCAAGGGCTAATCGACTATACGGGGCACAGCTCCGCAACGATAGCTCGAAAGCTGAACAATATCAAAGCAACAATAAATAAACAGATAGCTCCCATAAGACGATGAAATTACAAATTTATGACAAAACAACCTGTGTGAATGTCGAGAGGGAAACGCCACAAGTCCGCTCTGTAAATATAAACAAAAACGGCAGTTTTCGTTTTACCAAATTCTTTTGTGAAGAAATGGGAGTGGATGAAACTAAGCATATTCTTTTTGCCTGTGATGAAGACAGTAAAAACAGGGAATGGTATTTAAGCATATCTCATTTAGATACGGCTTACAAAGTGTATAAAAAGAATGCCGACAGTAAAACACCCTCTTTTTATGTTGCAGCTAAAACAGTTGCGAATAAAATACTCAATGATGTAAAAGCGGCAAATTCTGCATCAATACTGATAGCTATAAAGCCAACGATTATTGACGGGGCAGAATGGTATAAGATGGTAACATCAAAACCTTTATTTACAAAATAGATACAACTATGGAACAGGCAAACACCCACAAACGGCTTATCCGTGAACACCTGTTGAACGGCGGCACAATAACAGCCCTCGAAGCATTGAGGGAATATGGCTGCTACCGCCTTGCCTCACGAATAAGCGACCTCCGACAGGAGGGTATGCAAATCAAAAAGACAATGGAGGAGAGTATCAGCATGGTTACAGGCAAGCCCGTGAGATTTGCCCGATATTCCCTTGACAAAGAAAACGCAATGCCCAAAGCGGTAAGAGGGCAAAACAAATAATTCCACATTATGGATAATGAAATCATCGAAGTAAAACAGGCTGATATGCTTACGGCTATCAACCGCGCGGAGGTAGACATTCAGATTGCCACCGCGAAACAGTACCCGCGTGATGTAAATGCTGTTCTGAACAAGATAGCAACGTACGCCACGATGGACAGAGAAACTGCGGAGGACTGTTTCTATGTTCTCCGACGCAAAGATGCAAATGGGCAGGATGCTGTTATCGAGGGGCTGTCAGTCCGCATGGCGGAAATCATTGCAGGGGCTTGGGGTAACCTCCGAGTACAGACACGCATCATCGGCAATGACGGGCGTATGATAACAGCGCAGGCTGTTTGCCACGACCTCGAAACCAACTTTGCCGTAAGCAAGGAGGTAAAGAGGAGTATTGTAACGAAAAAAGGCTACACCTATTCGCAGGACATGCAAGTAGTAACGGGAAATGCCGCCGCCTCTATTGCTCTCCGTAACGCTGTATTGACTGTTATCCCCAAAGCGGTAACAAAGCGCATCATCAACGAGGTTAGGAAAGTTGCACTCGGACAGAGCATCGACCTTGAAACAAGCCGACAGAACATCATCGCCTACTTTGGCAAGATGGGTGTAACGCAGCAGCAGATACTTGACCATCTTGGTATTAAGGACTTGAAAGAAATCGACCAACAGGCAGTGTTCGAGCTTCGCGGAACGGCTAATGCAATCAAGGAGGGAACAACAACGGTACAGGAGACATTCGTTCGCCCTGTTGCCGAAGCCAAGAAACAGGCAGAGGGTGAGAAAGTTGCGAAGACAGCGCAGGATAAGGCCGCCGCTGCGATTGCACAGGCAACAGGAGAACAAGCTCCTACCGTAGCCCCAGCAGGTGTAGACCCCGAAACAGGGGAGATTAAAAATGGTGAACAGCCGAAAGAACAAAAGAAAACAACAACCAAAAAGTAACAGCTATTATGGAAGTAAAGAAAGAAAATGTCGTAAACGCCTATATGGCGGGCGACAACAGAGTGAAAGATATGCTGCGGACAATGTTCCCAGACATAGAGTTTGAAGCCGACACAAAGGCTGACAACCGCTCGATTACGGAACGGGTGAAAACCTTTGAAGACGCTTGCCGTGAACTTGGCGCGAATAATCCTCTTGTAAGACAGTTCAAGGACTTGCAGGATGAGATGGAGACTATGGAAATCGACGAGGGCGGAGAAGATTTAACCGCCTATCTCAAACTCCGCATTATCTGCGCAGCCCTTAACGAGGGCTGGGAACCACAGTTTACGGAGGATGAGTACCGTTGGTATCCGTGGCACTTCCTATGGACAGAAGCCGAACTCGCAGAAAAAGACGATGAGTGGAAACAAAGGAAAGCCTTAATAGATACAGGCGACTATGTTACAGACTCTGCGGGCTTCGCCTGTGCGAGCTCGAATGACGTCGCCTCGGTTGCGATTGCGAGCGTCGGCTCTCGCCTTTGCTTGAAGAGCGAAGCGTTAAGCGACTACTGCGGTACACAGTTCATCCGCCTATGGGCTGATTTCAAGCTGCGTCGCCGCTGATAATCTTTTGAGGGGTGTAACACGTAGTTGCATCCCTCAAAACAGCATATAAACAAATTTTCAAACAAATAACTATATCAAAATGGATATTAAAGAAATCATCGAAAAGCAGATACAGACTTGGTATAACGAGGACACCGACAAACGTTGTGTAATCGTCATCGCTGCGGAAGATTTAAGTGATAACAAAACCGCTCTTGCTATGGGAATTATAGGAAAGAGCTTTGACCTTAAAATGGCTATAGCAAAGGCTTTGAATGCAGATGAGCGATTACCTAAGCTATTGGACGATGGAGTAAAGTTTGCCCTCGTTGAGAAAATTCTAAGTGATAAAAACGAAAAAGAGGAGGAGGGAAAATGAGTAATACAATTATACGTCCAAAGGATAGAACCGAGTGGCTTAAATACCGTGAAAGTGGTATCGGTAGTAGCGAGGTTGCAACCATCGTAGGGCTAAACCCGTGGGAAACCCCTTATCAGCTATGGAGACGCAAGGTCGGTCTCGACGCTCCGAAGCAGGAAAACTTCGCAATGAAAGCGGGGCATTACCTCGAAGATGCAGTAGCGCAGTTTTGGCATGACGAGACGGGACAGGACATTATCAAATCTTCCGCGGGGGATTGGTTGATAGTGAATGACGAACGCCCGTATATGCGTGTCAGCCCAGACCGCACCTATTGGCTTGCGGATATGCCGCACAACAACGCCAACAAGGGTATATTGGAATGCAAGACCACCCAAATGAGTATTGATGCGGACGATATTCCAAAGCATTGGTTCTGCCAGGTTCAATATCAGTTGGGAGTAGCCGAATTAGAGCAAGGCTCGCTGGCTTGGCTCTGCTCTGGCAGAGAGTTCGGTTATAAAAACCTTGCACTCGTTCCCGACTTCTTCGCTTGGCTTGTTGAAGAGGTGGAAAAGTTTTGGATTGATAACATTCAAGGAAAGCAAGAGCCGACAGCCGCCAACGTGCAGGACATCCTTTTGAAGTATAATCGCCACACGGACGGTAAGATTGTAGAGGTGAACGACGATATTTTCGCCGCTTACCAAGACTTGAAAGCCGTTAAGGACGAGCTATCCGCCATTGAGGAGAAGAAAACCGCTTTGGAGGAAAAAATCAAACTTGGATTTGGTGATGCGGAGGCTATCAGCTATGGCGGGCAAACGCTGGCAACTTGGAAAGCTCCGAAGCCGAGCAACAAGTTCGACGCAAAGGCTTTCACGTCGGCACATCCCGACCTTGCCAAAGAGTTTACTTTCCCGACACAGGGTGCACGACGCTTCCTGTTGAAATAGTAAAAGTCTGATATAACCGAAGACAGGCAGATGATAATATTAAACAAAATAAGCTCCGAACACGGGCGGATAAGCCGAAAGGCCTCCAACGCTGCTGTTATGCGTGGTTAGCCCTACGGTTCGGAGCATTTTATACAGAACCAAAAACAGCGAAGATGATAACATTAAGACAAAATCAGAGCGAGCCGATAGATAAGGCGATACGGTTTTTTCAAGAGCCGAAGCCCAAGCCGAGCCTGATTGTACTGCCAACGGCTTGGGGTAAGTCTATACTTACGGCTTTTGTCGCCAAAAACACCAACGACAGGCTTATTGTGTTACAACCATCGAAAGAACTGCTCGAACAAAACTATACCAAATATCTTAAACTCTGCAACGGCTTCGCGAATGCGGGTATTTACAGCGCGAGTTTCGGACGTAAGGAGATAGCACAAGTTACTTATGCCACTATCGGCTCAATAAAGGCACTTGGGGCGAAATTCAAGCAATTAGGCTTTACAAAGATGCTAATAGATGAAGCGCACCTCTATCCACGTGAGGCAGACAGCATGTTGGGGAAGTTCTTACAGGATAGCGGAATAACACACGTGCTTGGCATAACGGCCACACCTGTAAAACTGCAGACGAACCGCGACCGAGATATGCAGACGTTTTCAAAACTTGTAATGCTGACATCACGGAGTAAAAAAGGTAATTTCTACAAGGATATTATCCATGTTGGACAGGTACAGGAAATGGTAGAGCTTGGGTATTGGTCGCCTCTCACTTACGAGGCAACGGGCTTCGATGACAGTTTACTCGTATTTAACAGCAGCAAGTCTGAATACACGGAAGAAAGCGTACAGATGGCATACGACGCAAACGGCGGAACACAGGCTGTTATCGATGTCCTCGACGCACACCCCGAGAGGCAGCACGTGTTGGCTTTCGTTCCCTCCGTACAGGATGCAAAAGACCTGTCGGCACGCTATCCCAACTCGGCTGTTATCTATGGAGAAATGGATAAGCGGGAACGAGCGGGGACAATAGAACGTTTCAGAGCGGGGCAAATTCGTGTGATATTTAACGTTAGAGTGCTTTCTACGGGCTTTGACTATACAGGTATTGATTGTATCATTTTCGGGCTTTCTACGGCTTCTATCGCCCTGTATTATCAAATCATCGGACGCGGTACACGTATAGACCCGAGCAAAGCGGATTGCCTTATCTGCGATTTGGGAGGTAATGTAAGCCGTTTCGGTCGTGTTGAAGACATCGTTTTTGAAAAGGGCAAGCTATGGCGTATGTTCGGCTCGGGCGGCCGTCTGCTTTCTGGCATACCTATTCACGACATCGGGAAATACACCCGTGAAGACACACAGGCGGTCGACGAAAAGGCTAACGCTCCGATAGTTGTAATGCCGTTTGGGAAATACAAGGGGGAGCGGATAACTGATATTCCTCTCAATTACAGGCAGTGGATGATACGGACTTTCGATTGGAACGCCCGCAATGAAAAGCTGCGCAAATCAATAGTAGCAACAATGTAAAAACAGGTGATATTATGGCAAGACCAACAAAAGAAACCGTTGATTATTATCCTCATTTCGTCAAAGGCGGGCGCACGATATTCATACTTGAAAGCAAGTATGGGAATGATGGATATGCCTTTTGGTTTAAGTTGCTTGAAATTCTCGGCGATGTAGAGGGGCATTACTATGACTGCTCAACACCTAATAATTGGGCGTATCTATTAGCCAAAACTCGATGCAGTGAAGATACGGCAAAGGATATAATAAATACTCTCCTTGCGCTTGGTAAGATAGACAGTAAATTGTGGGAAAGTAAACAGGTAATTTGGTGTCAACACTTCGTGGACAATCTTTCAAGTGTTTACAAAAGGAGAAACATAGAAGCACCAACTAAACCGAGTTTCTGTAACGAGAAACCACAAGAGGAGAGCATTTCTGTTAACGAAAACCCTGATGAGCACGGGTTAATCGGTACAGAAAACACCAAAGTAAAGGAGAGTAAAGTAAAGGAGAGTAAAGAAGAGAAGAAATATCCTTATCAGGATATTGTCGCCTTGTGGAATGACATCTGCGGAGGTTCTCTGCCTCGTGTTAAGGCACTCAATGACAACAGGCGACAAAAAATCAAATGCCGCCTCGACGAGTGGAGCAAGGATAGTGGTGAGTGGACGGCAAAAGCACAGGGACTGTTTGAGCGTGTTATTGCCTCTGATTTCTTGCGTGGCAACAATAACACGGGATGGGCTGCGACTTTCGATTGGCTATTTGAGAACTCGAAGAACTGGGTAAAGGTTATCGAGGGCAATTACGACAACAACAGGGGCGCAAAAGGTTCACAACGCCAGCAACGAACACAGGCGGGCGTAACGCTCGGTATCGGCGAGTATATAGAGCCACAGACAGGACGGCGTACATACGGCACGGGTAAGGCAACTATCCCCCCGACAGCCCCTGCCCGTCCATCAGAGCGGCACAGCTGGGATGCGGCAACTAGCAGTTGGATATTACTATGAAACTGAATTGGGATAAATACGGCATAAAAGCTCCTTACGGAACACATTCGGGCAACAAGAAGGTGTTTTGCCCGCAATGTCATAACGACCGCAGGGATAAGCGCGATAAAAGCCTATCGATAAATCTTGCGACGGGTGAGTTTCACTGCCACTACTGCGGGTTTAGTGGGTGTGCAGCGGAAAAGGAGGCTTGGGAACGAGAAGACCGCCCGTGGCATAATTACGCCCCTATAAAGCGGCAGAAACCCGCATACAAGAAGCCACAGCCCCGCCCACACGCCCCGATGTCCGCCAAAGCCCTCGCTTGGTTCAAAGGCAGGGGAATAAGCGAGGCAACTCTGCTTGCTCTGAAAGTTACGGAGGGCAGCGAGTGGATGCCACAGAAGAACGGACAGGCAAATACGGTGCAGTTCAACTACTACCATAACGGGGAACTTGTAAACACGAAGTTCCGCACGGGCGATAAGTGTTTCAAACTCGTAAGCGGCGCGGAGCTGCTGCCGTATAACATCGACGCTATCAAGGGGCAAAAAGAGTGCATCATTACAGAGGGTGAAATGGACGCTCTCTCATTCTACGAATGCGGGCGGCAAGACGTTATCAGCGTTCCGAACGGGGCAAACGCCAACCTCGATTATCTCGATAACTACATTGAGGAGTATTTCGAGGATAAAGAAACTATCTATATCGCCTCCGACACTGACACAAAGGGCGTTCTCTTGCGCGATGAGCTGTTGCGCCGTTTCGGAGTGGAACGCTGCCGAGTGTTGGAGTATGGCGAGGGATGCAAGGACGCTAACGAGCACCTGATGAAGTTTGGAAGCGAAAGCCTGCTGCAGTGTATCGCCTCCGCACCCGAAATCAAGGTGGAGGGTGTGTTTACGGTAAGCGACTTCGAGCAATCGCTGGACGCGCTTTTTGAGAACGGATGGCAAAAGGGCGTAACTATCGGACACGATAACTTCGACCGACTTTGCTCTTTTGAAACGAAACGCTTGTGTATCGTAACGGGTATTCCCGGAAGTGGCAAGAGCGAATTTATAGACGAAATAGCCGAGCGGCTGAATATGCGTTACGGCTGGCGGTTCGCCTATTTCAGCCCAGAGAATGCCCCACTCGCCTATCACGCCTCGAAGTTAATAGAAAAGTTCACGGGGAAGCGTTTCAACCGCCAATCACTGACTTTCGGCGAATATAAGCAGGTGAAGCAGCATATCGAACAGGACTTTTATTTCATTGCCCCGACGGATAACTACCGAGTAGATAATATTCTCGAAAAAGCCAAATACCTCGTGCGGCGGCGTGGCATTAAAGCCCTCGTGATAGACCCGTACAACAGACTCGAAAGCGAACAGGGTACACGGAATGAAACACAATACATCAGCGAGCTGCTCGACAAACTGACGAACTTCGCCCAGCGCAACGACCTGCTTATTATCCTGATGGCACACCCCACCAAGCAGCCCCGAAACAAAGACGGGGTTATTGAAGCCCCGACGCTTTATGACATCAGCGGTTCGGCAAACTTCTTCAACAAAGCAGATTTCGGTATCGTGGTACACCGAAACCGAACAGAAAATACAGTTGAGGTACATGTTCAAAAAGTCAAGTTTCGACACCTCGGAGAGTGCGGCACGGCACTTTTCAAATACAACCTCAACAACGGGCGATATACGCCGTACACGAACGGCATAGAGCCCGTATGGGACAACGAAAACCATTTACAGGCAGAAATCAGACGGAGGCAACAGGAAGCCGACGAAGCGGCTGTTTTCGACTTTAGCAGCCTACCCGAAGATGAATGCCCGTTTTGAAATACCGAATACAACCAATGAAAGATATAGAACTCTATAACGATAGCTTTCAAAATTACAAGGGTTATCAAATACCAAAGGCGCAGCTAATCCTTACTGACGTTCCTTATAATCTCGGCAACAACGCCTACGCAAGCAACCCTGCTTGGTATGAGGGCGGCGACAATAAGAACGGCGAAAGTGTAAAGGCTGGTAAAAAATTCTTCTCATCCGAGAATGAATTCAGACCTGCCGAGTTTATGCACTTCTGCTCCAAGATGCTCATCAAGGAGCCAAAGGGGACGGGTAAAGCCCCCTGTATGATAATGTTTTGCGAATTTGAGCAGCAGTTTCAATTCATAGAGTTGGGGCGCAAATACGGGTTAAATAATTACATCAACCTCGTATTCCGCAAGAACTACTCGCCGCAGGTGTTGAAAGCCAATATGAAGATTGTAGGCAACTGTGAATATGGCGTGTTGCTCTACCGCGATAAGCTCCCGAAATTCAACAATGACGGGCAAATGATTTTCAACTGCATGGAATATCCGAGAGATACATATACGCCGAGAATACACCCGACGCAAAAGAGCGTGCCGCTGCTCGAAAGGTTAATCGAGATATTCACAGACAAAGGCGACGTGGTAATAGATCCATGCGCGGGAAGCGGTACTACCTTGCTTGCCGCCGCCAATCTCAACCGAAAGGCTTACGGGTTTGAGGTGAATAAACAATTCTGTAAGGATGCCGAAGCAAAGGTGTTGAGGCGGGTTCAAAAGAACTTATTTGTATAACAAAGAATAAAACAAAGATTATGAAAAAGAAGACAACTATTCATGTATATAGCGAAAACCACCAATACATGGGGAATATAATGTATACTCACCGTATTCCCCTTTTCACAGAAGGGGAGTTGGCAGATGAGATAGTAAGACACTTCCCTTTCCTTAAAGGGAAGCGTTGGAATTTGGTATTTAGCTAATAACAAGAAACGATGAAAACATACGTAATCACACTCTCGCAGTATTTCCTCGCAACACACAAGCGGGCGGGAGATCCAACGGATTTCAAAGAGAAGTTCCTAAGCGGAGAGAAAATACACACCATCAGAGCGAATTACCCTCTGTGGGAGAAACGAATTAAGGAGGTGCAGGAGGGGCGCGCCGTGTTGTCCATTCGGCAGTGGACAGGTAAGCCTTACAGGAGCAAGCAGATGGAAATTGCAACGCTAACAGCTGAAAATGGTGTTGGGTTACAGAGGCTTGAGTTCACAGATTGCAGGCTTCGTTTTCCGTACACAGATAGCGAATGGACTTCTATGGTTTCACTCGCCAAAAACGACGGACTTTCGCTTAATGATTGGGTAGGTTGGTTCGGAGGTTACGACCTATCAGAGCCGATGGCAATAATTCACTTTACAAAATTCAGATACTGATATATGAGTATTTTCGAGAAAATCCTGCTTGATTACGGCGGCTTTATCCTTATATGTGTACGCAATGTATTCCAAGCAAACGAGGCTTACGAACAATGCGCGGAGATTAACAAAGTACTCAACAAGTACGGCGTATCTACAACCATGACAGCAGAGGATTGGATAGCGGAAATGTGGAGGAATGGAACGAGCGGAGCTGTAGCAATAGCAAACTCGCCTTTCTACTACATGGAAGCGATAAAGATGTGTGAGGAACAAGGATTATTCAATAAACTAAAAAGATAGAACAATGAACAGAAAAATTATTTTCAGAGGTTGGAACATCAAGTACAAGTGCTGGGACTACGTAAACAACCCTATGGAGGACTGCGCGCTGATAGACCAAAACTCGGTCGGTCAGTACACAGGGCTGAACGATAAGAACGGAAAGAAAATCTTTGAGGGTGATATTGTTACCATCGGAGATAACTTGAAAGCCGTAGTTATATGGTTCAATGGCTCGTATAGATTTCAAGATGAGCTAAGCTGTAAGGCGACGTATTTCGATGATATGGGAATTATGATGCGGGATTACGAAGTACAGGTCATCGGCAACATTCACGATAACCCCGAACTCTTAAAGCAACAACGACAATGAAAGCAAAAATCAAATCAACAGGCGAGATAGTAGATATATCGCCAAGCGGTGTAACATCAGTGCAAAGAACGTGTACAAAATATGCAACGAAAGATGGCAGAGAATTGTTAGATTTAGCATTGGAATTCTTCCCTAATGTAGACTGGGAACAACGCCGCTACGAAATAGCAAAAGAAGCAATGAACGGACTTCTTTCTGCTCCTGTTGTGGATGGAGTTAACCCAAACCCAAGCTTCAAAGATATTGCAACGTTTTCTGTAAGGCTTGCCGATGCCATCATCGAAGAACTGAAAGGAGGTACAAAATGAAAATTATCAGAAGCAGCATTATCCCCTGTAAGGGATTTGCAGCAATAAACCTCTTCGGAGTAGTATTCGTGCGAAAGGAGATACGACCGCAACATAACATCAGTATATACAATTGGGATAAAATGCTCAATCACGAGCTGATACACACCGCACAGATGAAAGAGCTGCTATACCTCCCGTTCTACCTGCTATACGGCATCGAATGGCTGATAAGGCTGGCTATGTACAGGAACACAAAGGAAGCCTACCGCAATATCTCCTTTGAACGGGAAGCATACGATATGCAAAACAACTTCCACTATATCATCGACAAAGAACGCAAGCCGTATGCCTTTCTAAAATACATAAAACGAAAGAGTACACAGGTATAGATACAGGGGCGCAAATCCCATGAACACGAATAAGTTAAACGTTTAACAAATCATAGAATTATGGCAAATTATGGTATCAAAATCGACCTCTTGAAACTCAAAGGGGCGTTCATGCGAAATCTGAAAGGTAAAGAGGCGACGAAACGCTGCCTTATTATCCCCGTTGATGATTGTGACGGCATATTCCTCGGCGAAAAGGGATGTTATCTGAATATGACAGCTATCGCCATGCAAGAACCGAAGTACACCGACACGCACTGTATCAAGGTAAACCTGCCCAAGGAGGAGCGGGAGGCTATGACAGAGGAGGAACGCAATGCAATACCTATCCTCGGCGGTCTGCACGCCATAGAGGCGAAGCAAGCAACAATGGAGGTGAACGGCACGCTCGGACAGGACGCATTTGCGCCCAGCGACGATGACCTGCCGTTCTGATGTAAAACCAAACGGGCTGTACCGTGTGTTACGGGCGGGGGGAGTTATAAAGCTCCCCCGCTTTTAACCGTCCAAAGCGTTTTCAGCCCGCACAAACCCTTTTCTTATCATGAACAGGCAAGTTATAAGGAAAACAAAGAAAAGCCGACAGGCGGCGAATGCGCCTCAAATAAGGGATGTCTTTACAGTTATATGCAAGACTGATTTGGGTGTGGAGTGTGTCAAGGAGTACAAGTTCCACCCCGAGCGCAGGTGGAGGTTCGATTACGCTATCCCCGAGCACAAGATAGCTCTCGAAGTAGAGGGCGGCGTATGGACACAGGGGAGGCACACACGCCCGCAGGGTTTCCTCGGAGACATTGAAAAGTACAATACGGCCACGCTTATGGGCTGGCGCGTGTTCCGTACAACGCCAACAGATTTGTACCGTACTGCAACCGTAAATCTGTTAAAAACGGCTATAAACGGCACAAATCAGCCCCAAAACGGCTTATTTTTACTCAAAAAGTGATTATAATGTAATCATTTTAGTATCTTTGTGGTGTTTATAATATAATCATTTCTTCATTATGAAAACAGAAATCGTAAAATTATCGCAAATACAGGTTAACGGGGCGAACCCTCGTACTATCAGCAATGAAAAGTTCGATAAACTGATTAACAGCATCCTCGTACTGCCTAAAATGCTCGAGCTGCGTCCGATAGTAGTTGATGATACCTTTGTCGCTCTCGGCGGCAATATGCGTTACAGGGCATTAACGGCGATTGAGGGGATGGATATTAACGAGCTTGCCGAGAGGCTATCCGCACTTCGCGACTATCAAAAGAAGACAGAAGCGGAGCGGCAGAACCTAATCAACTATTGGGACGAGTGGAAAGCCAATCCTACCGCCCCAATAATCAAGGCTTCGGAATTGTCGGAAGACGAACGCAGGGAGTTCATTATCAAGGATAATATAGGATATGGAGATTGGGATATGGACGCTCTCGCCAACGAGTGGAATAGCCAAGACCTTGACGATTGGGGGCTTGATGTGTGGCAAGACAACAGCGACGGAGATAACAGCAAATCTGGCAATGGTAGTTCTGCAAACGCCTCCCTTAACGACCGCTTTGTCGTTCCTCCGTTCTCTATCCTCGACACCCGTAAGGGTTATTGGCAAGCCCGCAAGAAGATGTGGCGTGAGCTTATCGGAGATATGGGTGAGAGCCGCAACGACACGCTTATACAGTCGCCCGAAATCAAATACAAGGACTTGTATCAACGCACGCGCAAACACAGAGAGGAACTCGGGCTGTCATTCAAGGACTACCTCGAAAAATATGTACCCGATGATGTGAAAGAACGCGAGGCGGGCAAAGTGCTGTCAGCAGGGGTGTCGTTGCTTGATCCCGTTATGGCGGAACTCGTCTGCCGTTGGTTCGGGCTGGAAAGCTGCAAATCTTTTGACTGCTTTGCTGGCGATAGCGTCTTCGGCTATGTATCGGCACACCTCGGTAATGAGTTTGTGGGTATAGAACTCCGCCCCGAGCAGGCTCAACTCAACAACGAGCGTACGGAGGGTATGGCTGCCAGATACATCTGCGACGATGGACAGAATGTAGCCCAGCATGTCGATGCAGACAGCCAAGACCTCCTGTTTAGCTGCCCGCCGTATTTCGACCTCGAACATTACAGCGACCTCGAAAACGACGCAAGCAACCAAAAGTCATACGATGATTTCATACAGATACTCCGTAACGCTTTCACGGCGGCTATCAGCTGTTTGAAAGAGAACCGCTTTGCCGTTATTGTTGTCGGCGACGTGCGGGATAAATCGACAGGCTTTTACTATGATTTCTGCGGCGACATCAAGCGGATATTCAAAGATGGCGGTATGAGCCTGTACAATGAGATTATCCTTATTGAAACGGGTGCGAGTACAGCCCTGCGGGCTTCCCGATATATGGAGAGCCGTAAGGTTGCCAAGATGCACCAAAATATCCTCGTGTTCTATAAGGGCAAGACAAAAGACATCAAGAAACACTATAAAAAGATTGAGTATGCAAGCGAAGATTTGGAACTTTTCAGAGTGGATTCGGGAAACGAACCCACAGAGGCTACGGACGCTGTTTGACAACGCCCTCCGTAAGGCGGGATTTAATATCCTATGCTTTACCGACCATCATTTCACGCCGCAGGGTTATACGGCATTGTGGCTTTTGACAGAGAGCCATTTTGCCGTACACACGTTCCCCGAGTTCGGTAAAACCTACATTGAGTTATCATCGTGTAATCTCGAATTCTATCAAGAATTCCTAAAACTGACAGAGCATTATGAGTAAAGCACAGCAACAGCGGCGCAATCAGTTCAAAGCAGCCCGCCTTGAAATCGTGTCGCAACTATACAAACGTGGGTACAGTGTCCGAGCCATACGGGCAGAGGTTATGCGCCGCCTCGATTTGAAGACCTACTCCACAGGGACGGTGCACGGAGACATCAAGACCTTATTGGAGGAATGGCGCGAGAGCCGCTTGGATGATATGGACGATGCCCTGCAGCTCGAACTCACCCGCATAGATGAAACCGTGCGGGAGTTATGGGAGCAGTGGGAAAAGTCTAAGGAGGACTACACAAGAACGCAGCGCAAACGCAAGGGCGCACCTGCACGCAGCGGTAACCAAGACAACAACAGCGGCTCCGATGGCGGCATACGCACTTTTAGCGTTGAGGAAAAGACACAACAGGTTATTGGGCTGGGCAACCCCGCCTATATATCCGAGATACGGCAGCAGTTGGCGGAACGGCGTAAACTGCTCGGCTTGTACGCCGCAGAAAAACGGAATATTACGGAGGACGTAACAGTGCGCCGCTCTCCTTGCGATATGTCCGTTGAGGAGATAGAGGCGGAAATAAAAGCGTTGAAACTAAGCGAATAAATGGATAGACTTCGGCAACTTGAAAGGGAATTGAAGCGGAGGAAAGCCTTTTTGTCTTTCCCTGACTTTCTTGATTACACTGATGGAAATTACGACCGTCAGTGGTTCCACACGTTGATTGCCGAGAAATGCCAAGATTTGCTCTTGGGGAAACTCCCAACAAACCGCTTAATGGTGTTTGTACCGCCGCAGCATGGTAAGTCCGAGATAGTAAGCCGAAAATTCCCCGCTTGGGCTTTGGGATATAACCCGAAGATTAAGATAGTAGGAACTTCTTACGCTGTAAGCCTTGCACACGGCTTTTCTCGCGCCATACAGCGCACGATTGACAGCACAGAATATCATGAGGTCTTTCCTGCTACATTTCTTAACTCACAGAATGTGGCAAACGACGCTAAGCGTGGTTATCTGCGTAACATCGACATTTTCGAGACAGTCGGGCACGGCGGTTTTTACAAGGCGGTTGGTATCGGAGGAGGTCTCACGGGTACGCCTGTTGATTTGGGTATTATTGATGACCCCGTGAAAGACGCTCTCGAGGCCGCGTCTCCTACTTACAGGGAGCGGGTGTGGAGTTGGTACACGGACGTGTTTTTAACGCGTCTGCACAACAATTCCAAGATTGTATTCATTATGACACGTTGGCACGACGATGACCTTGCAGGGCGGTTGCTTGACCGTGAACCCGATAAGTGGACTGTCGTGTGCATACCTGCCATACGCGAGGATATGGAGCTGAAAGAAGACCCGAGGCGTATAGGTGAGGCGTTATGGGAGGAGCGGCACTCTTTGGAACGCTTGAAAGAGGCGGAGCAACAAAGCCCACGCACTTTTGCTGCTCTATACCAGCAACACCCGACCGTTGATGGTGGTAACATCATAAAACGGGAATGGTTTAAGCATATCAAGGTCGCAGAGTTCAAACGCATACACGATGGCGAGCCAATAGTCTTCTTCCTCGATACAGCCTATACCGATAAAACCAACAACGACCCGTCGGGTATCATTGCGACCTGTAAGATTGGCGGCGACCTATATATCACTCACGCCCACAAGGTAATGATGAAATTCCCCGACCTTATCCGTTTCATACCGCAGTACGCCCAAGAACACGGTTATAACCGCCGTTCCAGCATACGCATAGAGCCAAAGGCCAATGGTATATCTGTCATAGACCAACTGAAAGCTACATCGGGGCTGAACGTGGTTAGTACCCCGTCGCCCAAAGACAGTAAGGAAACGCGCCTCTATGCAGCTTCCCCGACGGTAGAATGCGGGCGCGTGATACTTGTTGAGGGGGCGTGGAACGAGGCTTTCGAGGACGAAATATGCGGTTTCCCAGCCAAGCCACACGACGAATATGTGGATATTCTCGGCTACGCTATCGATTATCATATTGGCAACCCGTTCAAGACGATAGACCTCGGCAGATTATCCAAACTCGTATAACAACAATCAAAATCAATAACAATATGACAATCGAAGAAATTCTGAACTCTACGGAGTTGACAGCTGCAGAAAAGGTGGCAGCATTGAAAGAGAAGACCATTAACGTGCCTGTTTGGTCGGGGCGTTATGGACTGTTGCAGCAGTTCGATCCCACGAAACACCCCGTGATGAACAAGCAGAAATACCCCGACATCGTTTCCAATGACGGGGTGGAGTATGTTACCCGTATAACATGCGATTTGCAACGCCTCGCCACAAAGCGTATGACAGAGCTATGCTGCGGCATACCTGTTAAGCGGGTGTATCGCCCCGAAAATGAAATACAGAAAGAAATTGTTGCATACATTGAAGCCATCCTCGACCGCAACCGCATCAATAGCGTAAACGTTGAGCGGCTGAATATGCTGTTTGCAGGCTGCGAAGTAATGACGCTGTGGTATGCCGTTGAAAGTAACAACAACCTGTACGGCTTTGACAGCAAGCTCAAATTCCGTTGTCGTAACTTTTCGCCTATGCTCGGCGATGACCTTTATCCCCTATTTGACGAGTACGGCGATATGGTGGCAATGTCGGTCGGTTACACCCGCAAGGTTGGCAAGAAGTCGATACAGTATTTCGATGCCTACTCATCGGATAAGCACATCAAGTACAGTAATGCTGGCGGTGAGTGGACGGAGGTTGAGAATGAAAACATAAGTGTCGGGAAAATTCCAGCAATATACATCTATCGCCCGACACCGATATGGGAAGACACCTCGAAAACCGTGTACGAGATAGAATGGGCATTATCCCGCAATGGTAACTACCTGCGTAAGAACTCCAAGCCTCGCTTTATCGTATTTGCCGATGAAGTTATCAATTACGGAGACGAGAAAAACGAGAATAGCGAGTTTATGTCGGTTATGCAGTACCCGAAAGGCTCAACAGCACAGTATGTTACGTGGGAACAAGCTATTGAGAACCTTAAATTCTATGTAAACGAACTGCGCTCCATGTTCTTTACGCAGTTGCAGCTCCCCGATTGGTCTTACGAGAAGATGTCGCAACAGGCATTGTCGGGCGAGAGCCGCAAGCAGCTGTTTATTGATGCGCAAATGAAAGTGAACGATGAGAGCGGGCGGCTTTTGGAGGGCTTCGACCGTGAAATCAATGTGATAAAGGCTTTCCTTAAAACTGTTCTTCCCGAGCGTTATCACGGTGAAATCGACGCGCTGAAAGTAGAAAGCAAAATAACGCCGTTCTCCATTACCGATACAAAGGAAACCGTCGATATGCTTATGACTGCCAACGGCGGCGAACCTATCATGTCGCAGCGTGAGAGTATCGAGGAGTTCGGGCACAGCGATGATGTTGATAAGACACTCGAAGAGATAGCCCAGCAAGGAGTAGAAGATGCGTTTAACCCGACTGAATGATAGACTATGGCTGTACGGAATTACAACAGGCGGGCACAGACGGTTAAGGAAGCCCCAAAATACCATTGTCGAGACTGCGCCAACAGTTATGATTGGCACAGTAAGGCAATAGACGGGCATTTGATACTCTGCCGCTGCCCTTACAAACAAGAGGGCGGAAAATTTTGTATTTTCCTGAATGACCCGCAGTGTGAACGATTTATACCTCGCGCATCAGATGAAGAAACAAAACAAATATGACCTGCGCCATAAACGCAATATCAAGGTCTATGAGTTGCAGGTGGACGCTATCTATCGCGAAGCTATTCGTGAAGCGGTATCCATAAGCGGCACTGTGGGGCAAATCAAGCCCGACACGCTGTTTTCTTTCGACGATTATCCAATTACACGCAAACGGATAGAAAACCTTATGTCGGGGCTGAAATCGCGTATGCAAGCCGTTGTCCTGAATGGTATCAATGCGGAATGGACATTGGCTAACAATAAGAACAGCGAACTCGCCAACCGTGTATTCGGTAAGAATGTCGGGAAACTCTCGGAGGCACAATACCGCCGTTATTACAGCACGAACGAGGAAGCTCGGGAAGCGTTCGCGCAGCGTAAGACTGGCGGTCTAAACCTGTCGCAAAGGGTATGGCGTTATACGGAGCAGTTCAAGGAGGAAATAGAAATGGGCTTGGATATTGGCATACGCAGCGGGCGATCTGCTGATGAAATGAGCCGCGACCTGCGGCAATATCTTAAACAGCCAGACAAACTGTTTCGCCGTGTTCGTGATGAGCACGGACAACTGCAACTATCAAAGCGGGCAGCGGCTTATCATCCGGGGCAAGGGGTGTATCGCTCCTCGTATAAGAACGCCCGACGGCTTGCCGCCACAGAGACCAACATCGCCTATCGTACCTCCGACCACCTCCGATGGCAGCAGATGGATTTCGTTGTAGGCATAGAAATACACTTGTCGAACAATCATACACTTAACGGCAAGCCATTCCACGATATATGCGATGAGTTACAAGGACGTTATCCGAAAGATTTTGTTTTCAAGGGATGGCACCCGCATTGCAGATGCTTTGCAACATCAATCCTTAAAACACAGGAAGAAATCGCCAAAGACACGCAGAAAATACTCAATGGCGAGCCCGTAGATGGTGAGAGTGTGAACCGCGTTGATGATGTTCCGCAGGTATTCAAGGATTGGCTTACCGAGAACGACGAGCGCATACAAAGGGCTTCGAGTGTGCCTTACTTCATGTCCGACAACACAAAATACACGGGCGTACAGCCATCTTACGGAGCGGTTGGAGCTGTAACAGGCACAAAGCTCGGGCGGGCGGCGACAAAGGCGGCATTCAAGGTGTACGAGGATATGCCTGCTCCTACACTCACACAGGAAGTGCGGGACAACACCGCAGCCATAGCTTCATCCATGGGAATAAAGACACCACCCAAGCCTATGCCGTTCTTAGAAGCCAACGAGGGGCGAAGCAATGTATCATACGGCAAGGGCGACGAGTTCGCCGCCAATTGTCAAGCTGCTGTTGCTGTGCACGAGGCAAGGCTTCGCGGGTTGAATGTTACCTCGCTCGGTTATGACAGATCAACGGAGAGCGTATCTTACCAACTCGGGGAACATTTCGAGAATATTTGGAAACACCCCAAAACAGGGAAGACACCCACTCCAACCATGCTCCGCGCTCCGTCCTTTGATACCATGCTCGGGAAAATTGACACAGCGACAAAAGCAGCGGGGCGTTATCATATCGGCATAAACATGTCAGGCAACAGGGGGCATGTCATTACGGCAGAACGCTTCCCCGACGGGCGGATAATGTTCTATGACGCACAAAACGGCGCATTCCTCAAACTTGAAGAATACGCCGTAAGCGGAGTTGAATATTTCGAGGTTCTGAAAGTTGATAAACTTATCCTGCGCCGTGATTTATTCAAAGAGATTGCCCGTCGGCTCTGAACGGTTATTGTACGCCCAATATAGCTCATCAAAATTAAGTATCCGTTGGACTTTTCCCGCGGGGCTTATTTTGATGATATGCGGGTGTCCCGTGTAACGGGGGCGACCTGTATAGTCGAGGTGGAAATACCTGTACCCGTTACGCTCGGCGGATGCTTGCAGGATATTGCAGCCGTGCTTGCCCGCATACCGTTTTGCTATTTCGTTGTAATCTTTCATCCGTTGCAAAATTAGTTATTTTTCTTAGAAACTCTGCATTTTCGTTTTTCTCTTTCACACACCAACGATTAAAACGCTGATTTTATCCGTTTATTTGCGTTGTGTCGCGTTCAAATTTGTTTTACGTATATTTTGTTGTCCTTGAAATTTTAACGTGTTATACGGGTTTATTTCGCGTTTTTCGCAAAATCTGCTCTTTCGTGATTTTGCATCGCCTCCCCTCGTAGGGATTTCCATGCGATACGCCGATGTTCCACAGGCGGGTTACCTTGCAACCGATTTGCTTCGCCGTGAACACCTCGTAGATGGCGGCGAGGCTGTGGAAATAGAATTCCGTGCGTTCGTCTACTCCCAACAGGGGCGGCACTTTGAATTCCACCCGATAGATAAACTCCTCGCTCATACCTCACCCTCCTCTCGCTGTTCCTTGCGGTTGATAACCGTGTCGCAGTGTGTCGGGAAGTCCCAATCCACGATGTCCTCATCGAACGCCTCGACCTTGCCCAGCAGGGCGGCTATGTTCTTCTCAACTATCGCCTCCGCCTCCTGTCGGTTGTGCGCCTTGATTTGTACCTGTCCGCCGAAGACGAACTTTGCTCTGATTTTGAATGTCTTTTTTGCCATATCTTTTTTTTGTTGTTAAAATTGCCTGATACACACAGGGCGAAAATTTATTGTCGCCGACAATACCGTAAGGTATCTTCTTTTCTCTACTCTCCTTTACTTCTTTACGCGCGCGCGATATCGGTTTCTGTTGTAAGAAACTACTAAGTAGCGAGGATTTTCGTATGCAGAAACCCAAGCTACCTCTGATTTTCGTAAACAAAAACTCTGATTTTTCATTTCCAACTTGTCTGATGATAGATTTCGGGAGAACTCGTAACATTGTAAATAAAATTTCCATCATCGCTCGTATTGTATTGATAGACTTTCGGGCTTAACGGGATACCAATAGCTATCATTATCAAGATAGATGCAATGCCCGTATTTCCAAAGGTCGTTATGCTTGCCTATTGCTATGATGGTTTGGTCGATAAACGACACCCCGTAATCATTCGTAAATACCACCTTATCGCCCACCTTGAAATCAATCTTAGGATTAGGCACAATGTCTGACAGGCGTTGCACGAAATGCCCAGCCTCGTTGCCCTTGCGGAGCCATTCTCTTACTTTTACTTCCATTGCAATATTTTTTAGCCCGCCATAAACGCCATACAGCCCCTGTGGCGGGCGTGGTTATACTTATGCGGGCAACTTAACACGGTTCATCAGTGCGCCGCTTATTTCGTGTAATTCACGGCTTCTTTCGGGCGATAGTTCGCGGGCGTGTGCAGTGATAGCCTGCGTCAGCTTCCAAAGCGTCGCCCCTCCCTGTACGCCATCTTCGGGGTCGTTCTTCATCAGCAGTTTCTCAACCTCTTTGCCCTCCTGTTTGAGTAGCGCACCCGATTTCGTGAGCTTTGTAATCTCATTCTCGAAGTCTACATCGATTTCACTCGCCCCCTGTATCTCGTAGGCTTTACGCTCGATAGTTTCACGGCTGAATAAACCCTTTGTCAGGTCGCGAACAGCCGAGACAGTAGTCTGCGTGTCGAGTTTGTAGGTTCGTTGTGATATGGCGAGATTATCGGGCAACTTGCTTCCGAGGTGTACCTGCTTCATCACGCTTTCACGAACCATACCATTAAGGCAAGCCCCGTTCAACAGGAATGCCCGCATATCAACAGCTCCGTCGCCATAGTCCGATGTGCTGAACCTTGCGCCCGCAAAGATGATAACATCGCCGTTCTTGGCTGTCGGTATTACGAGGGGCTGCGGGAGTATCGTTTCCGCCCATACTTTCGTATCATTCATATAAGCGTCTGATATAACCGCTCCCTGCCCCGCTGCTTCCTGCACAAAGGCGGTAAGGATTTCAACACTATTCAATCGGCGGTAACTGTCGCTCAACACGCCGCGAACCTGCTGCCCGACGGTTCTAACAAGTACGCGGCTGCGCTGTGTCCAACCGCTGTGCTCATTCAACACCGTTGCGGCAAGCTGCCGCGCCCAAGCCTCCCCGCCCGCAAGCGTGCGGAGGTATCGTTGTGGGATAGCCATACGGTCGGCAAGTTGCCCTATGGCATTGTCGTGAAGCGTAAACTCTCCATCGGGCATACTCATTGAAAGGCTGCTCCCCTCCCCGTCAAAAGTGATAACGGGGCTGTGGTCATTGAGTTTGAGGTTTACACCGATAGGCGCAATATAGTCCTGCGCTATCTTCCCCTCATTCACGAGCCGCTCCATCGTTTCCTGCACTCCGACGGCTTTCCCGTCAATCATTTTCTGAACTTTGTTCATTACTACTTCGTTCAAACCCTGTTGAACCGTTGAAACTGTTGTTGTCATAATTCTGTTATTTTAGTCGTTTATAAATTGTTTTATGCTTCGTAAGTCTCCTGCCAATCTACTCCTGTCAATTCGCAAGCCACGAAACACAAGGTATTGCAACCGCAGGGAGTAAAAAGGAAATAGCCGTTTTCCACATCCTTAAACCCACTCTTAAAATCGCCTTTCCAAGCCTCGAAGTTGTGCATAATTGCTTCCTCCGTAACATTGAAGCCGTTGGCCTTAAACTCTTTCATTACTTCTTCGAGATTAAATTCTTCGTAATGATTACAATTCTCGGCATTCTTAATTCTGATAGTGTACTCTTTCATAACTTGATATCTTTTAGCTGTTAATTAAATTCTGCATTAAAAACTCTTCTGCCTCCGCCAGCAGCTCGTTGGCGGTAAGGTTGTCCGTGCTGGGCTCAAAACCTGCGAGGTATGCGCCCTCGATAATTTCCTGTGCCATCATAATTATTTGTTGTAAAAAGTTATACGTAAACCTCTGCGCAACTTGCAATAGCAGGCATCCTCCATACCGCGCTCGGCTCTGCCTATAAACTTGTTGGCAAGCTCAATGCTTATCAGAGATAGCAAACCGCTTACCCCTACCAAAGTGTTAATCTTCTGTCCGTCATCATTTACTCCAGCTACCTTGATGCGGTAGTTTTTGTTGATGTACTTCGTCGAGTAATTCAAAACCTGCTGTGTCATAATTGCTGTCATTTTTGTTGCGTTCAATGTGATTACATTGTAATCATGATGCAAATTTAGTGTGTTATTCTTATTATAACAAATTTTTCACGGAGTATTTTTAACCGAACAGTTTATAATTATATTATTTTAACTCATCATCGTTGATTTCTATTGAATACCACTTGGATAGTCGCAGATGTGCATTTAATCAACTGTGTATATGACTAAAACGAAAATATTTTGATTATAATGTAATCACTTTCAAAGTTAATGATTATCTTTGTGGCGATATACTGAACAGTTTATTTAATCAATATGAATTTATGAAACAAAAGATTTTCGAGGCGTTGAAAGCCAAATTTCCGGGGAGCAACGCTAATGTCCTCAACAGGATTGCAGAGAAACTCGCAAAGACTGTTACAACTGACGAACAGGTTACAACCGCCGTTGCGGGGGTAACGCAAGAACTCATCGAGGTTATCGAAAGTTACGGCGACAGCCGTGCAACGGAAGCCACGCAGACTGCTACACAGAACTATGAGACGAAGTACAATCTGAAAGATGGCAAGCCAGTCAACGGGGGCGCAGCAGCCACAGGCGGACAGCAGGGCGGCGGCACAACCGTTACCACAACAACACAACCCACAGGGGGTGCAGAGGCTGTTCCATCTTGGGCACAGCAGCTTATCGACAGCAACAAGAAACTGTCAGAACGCTTGGACAAGATGGACGGCGACCGTACAACCGCAACCCGCAAACAGCAACTTTCGGCGGTGTATCAGAAACTGCCCGAGAACCTCCGCAAGCCTTACGAGCGTATCTCCGTTGATGCGCTTTCTGACGAGGAATTTACAACCCTCGTGGGAGAGGTAACGACAGAGGTTGACGGACTTGTTGCAGACATCAATTCCAAAGGGGCTGTCTTCGGCAGACCTGCCGCTCACAACGGCGGCGGGAACAATCAAGGGGACGCGCTGACCAAAGAGCAGGAGGCGGCAATCGCTGTACGCGAGGGCAAGAAATCCGAAGATGGACAGCCGTTCTAATGTTTAACAATTTAACAACATTACGAAAATGAGTATGACAGTCACCCGCCGTAAGGACACCCGCACACCGCGCGTCCTTATGCACAAGGTCGCCGACATCCGAGGAGGCGTTTCTGTGAACGTCTCGGAACTTGGCGGCGACTATCTGAAAGAGGGCAGTGTGTTGAGCGCACCCGTTGACGGTATCTCCCATGTCGTGAAAGTTGCCGAAGTTGTCGAAGCAGTTACAGCCACCGCCAAGACCGTAAAAGTCAAGAAAGGGCATAACTTCAAGCAAGGCGATTTCGTGCTGCTGGGCGAAAACAGCGTAGCTGCTGAAATCGCAGCCATCGACAGTAAAGGCAAGGAGAGCGATACGATTACGCTCAAAACCGCTCTCGGTGTTATCAACGTAGGAGACTGCGTTGCAGAAGCCAAAGAGGCTTCCACCAACACTTCGGTTTTGAAGTACATCCCCCTTGCAATCACAGGTACGGGAAAGCCCGTCAATGCTGGCACCAACCTCGATGTTGATGCTTGGCTTATTGGCGTAACCAAAGGCAACAAGCTCCCCGCCTGTGTAGCGAAGTATCTCACAGGTATCATCAATTATTAACAACAGACGTAAAAGACTATGGCAACAGTAACAAATACCCTTATCCAAGGGCTTACAGACCAAATGGTACAGGCGCGTCTGAACACTGTAGACGCGAAACCTTTCCTTTTCGGTACGCATTTCCCTGTGAAAAAGGTAAACGGCTTCATTTGGAAAACGCTTAGTAACCAACTTGCAAAGCGAAATGTAGCCGCAGACCTGCACACCGATAACGGCACTATCGTCCGCAAGCGTCGCCCAATCTTCGAGAGCGCAAAGGGCGATATTCCTTTTATCAGCATTTCCCGTGAAATGACACGAAAAGAGATTAAGGATTATCAAACTGAGCTCGCTTTCGCACAGGACGATGACGCTACGAAACTCGTGCAGTATTGGGGCGAGGATGTGGATTTCTGTTTTACGGGCGTTCAGTCCGAGTTGGAGTTCATTGCTTGGGCGTTGGCTTCAAATGCAGGTAGATTGGCTTTTACCACTACCAATAACGCGACCTACGCTAACGAGTTCGACCTTGACTATGATGTCGACGATTTCCAAAAGCAGAAGACAGCGTCCGATTGGGGTAATGCCGCCAATGCAGACATCATCGGCGACCTTGCAAAGCTCGTGAAGCTGGCAAAGGACAACAACCTCAATCCCAAGTTCGCGTTCATCAATTTGGATGAGCTGTATCGTATCTGTTCTGCAGAGCAGATTATCAAGGCTTGCGCTTCGTACCTCGCCAATGCCGTTGGTATTTCGCAGACGCCCGACCTCGCGGCCGTTAATGCGATGCTTGCAAAACAGGCTTGGCTCAACGGCATACAGTTGAAAGTAATCGACCAGACTATCACCCGTGAATTTGCAGACGGCACCTCGACTTCGGGCAACCCGTTCGAGAACCGCCGCCTCATTCTCTCCGAAAGTGAACGCCTCGGCACTACGCAGTACGATGTATTGCAGGAGAATAACGAACTTATCCTCCGTGCGGAGCGTGCGCACACTATCGTAAAGAAGTATGGAACGACAGAGCCGTTGAGTGAGGTTACTATCGGACAGGCTGATGCTGTGCCTGTGTTTGACACGGCATATCGCAATCTGTATGTTCGTACCGACGCACAGGCTTGGACGTAATCGTAACGCTGATTGATTATGGCAACAATCCTCGAAACTCTCAAAGGCGTAAGCGCATACCCTGTACCCCTCCGTACACTTGTTGAAACGGCGGAGTTGCGGGGGCTGTCGCTTGCAGAAGCCGCAACGCAGGAAGTAATGGTCGGCAAGGCTTATAAGCTCGCCAAAGCTGACCTGCTCCTGTGGCTGTCTCTCGCTCCAAACATCGGACAGGGCGGGCAGTCGTACTCGTTCACGGACGAACAACGACAGCAGTTCCGCAATCAGGCGAAAGCCCTGTATGATGAATGCGGCGAGGTATCAGCGGCGACAAAGCCTATCTATGGATATAAAGGTTCAAGATTGTAATTCAGGCAACTCATGATTATTGAAAACGGCACCATCGAACTAAAACAGAAGACGAGCGGAGGCGGCATAGACCCGACAACGGGCTATCCGCAAAAACCCGCCTCTGTCGGTTGGGGCACCCCGATACCCTGTCAGTACATGGCTAACAAGTACAATAACCTCGGACGGGTAAACGGCGAGCACTTCAAGACAGCCGAGTATTCGGTTTTGATTGAGGAGCAGCCGTTCGACGCAGAGCAACTTCGGTTGAAAGACCGTGCGGGAAACGTTGTCGGGGAGTTTTCGATAATCCAAGTCGAGCCGTTGGAAGCTGTTTGTGAAATTAGGATATTGATTTAACCCGAAAAACAACCCGTGTCGGCTTGAAAACTCAAATTAAACAAAACATACGAGTAAAATTTGAAAGCCCGACACAGGCGAAATTCGGAGAAAATAACAGTCAAATACGATGCCCATAAAACGCCTTACACCCACAGCCGAGATAGACCGCTATATTACAGGGCGTGTAGAAGCCATCAAAAAGGCTCTCGTCTATAATCTCTACGCTGTTGGGGAGCAGGTGTTGAATGCGGCTCGTTTGACAAACTCCTATAAAGACCAAACGGGTAACCTCCGAAGCAGTATCGGCTATGTCGTTGCTGTGGATGGAGAGATAGTACAAATGAGTTCCTTTGAAGTCGTAAAAGATGGTGGAGAGGGTTCAAGAGGCGGCAAGGAATACGCTATGCAGCTGGTGCGGGACTTCCCGCAAGGGGTTGTCCTTATCGTTGTGGCGGGTATGAATTACGCCTCCTATGTGTCGGCAAAGGGCTATGATGTCCTCGACAGTTCGGAACTGCTCGCCGACAAACTCGTCCCGCAGATGTTGCAGCAACTTGGATTTAAGTAACAGGTACACAGATGGCAAAGACAGGCAAACAGGTACAGGGAGATATTTACCAACTCCTTAAAGACAGCACTCTTTATACGATGATTTCTGGTGATGTCTATCGGAACGGTTATCGCCCCCGTGATAGCAGATTGGAGGACGCTGTTGTGATTTTCACGGCAGGACTGCCCGACCAAATCCAAACGGGTGTGGTAACGGTGAATATCTATGTGCCTGACATTGACCCATACGACAATGGCGTATTCGTTGAGGACGGGCGGCGCACGGAGGAATTGGAACGCCTCGCGCAGGCTTGGTTTGACAGTCTTACTGCCGAAGTGTCTTGTTACAAATTCAAGCTGATACAAACCATCTATACGGAGGAGGAAGCCGAAATCAAACAGCACTTCATCGTCGTGAAACTCGGTTATGAGTATTTTGGCGATGATAACGCTCCTATCACTATTCCACAGGCGGCGGCGATTGACACTCTCGACACGGACACCGACAAAGGTTATACCCCTTTGCTTGAAACCGAGGATGGAGGCGTAATCTCCATTCAGCCTGTTATGCAGAAAAATAAGTAACAATTATAAAATGTAAAGATTATGGCAATACTATCTTGGGGTAAACCCAAAATTCAGCACACACCCTCCATCAACGGCGCACCTGCCGCTGGCGCAGTGTGGAAAGACATTGATACGCCAAAGGAGGACACGACGAAATTAACCCCTACCGCGGGTAATGAGGTGTCCGCCACAGAGGAGGGAGGAGAGGTTGTAGATTCCCGTACAGGAAAGAACACCTACCAATTTGAGTTCGATGTGTTCGTTAAGAAAGGACAGCCCCGCCCGTTTGAAGACCACGACGGAGTAATCACAGGAGAGCACGCTTTCCGCCTTACTCCCGAGGATGAAGCCTGTGAGGGTATGCAGATTGACCGCTGTGCGCTCCGTGTAGAGGAATCGTACACGGCTGCTGACGGTAAGCTGCTCCACTATGTAGCCAAGTGCCTCAAACCCGCAGCAGGTCGAACGGTTAAGTCGTACACGGCAAACGGGCTGGCTCTCGACAAAACATCCCTCTACTTTGGTAGTGCGGCAGACAACACAGGCAAGACTGTAACGGCAACGTCGACGGGTAACATTACCTCTGCAACTTCGAGTGAAAGTTGGGCAACCGTGAGCACGAGCGGCAAGGTGGCGACTGTAAAGGTTACAGCCAACACAACAGGCAATGCGCGTACCGCTATTGTATCTATCACAGCAGACGGTCTTACGAGCCAAGTTGAGGTTTTGCAAATCCCTGCTTAACCAAGACCTTACTTCGGTGTGGGGAGTGAAAAATCTCCCTGCACTTTTACATCGCGGGACGAAGCGACGGTCGCTTACTGCTCTCATAAGGCAGACGGTGGGGGTTCGATTCCCCCTCCCGCAACCAATTTTATTAAACTGTTTTCATTATGACAAAGACTATTGAACAACGGGTTGGAGAAGCCGTCCTGCAACAACCAAAGGAGTTCGTCATAGGCGACAGGACATTTACGGTTGCTCCTCCGAGCGTATCAACACTGATACTCGCTTCGGAGGCGATTTCGCTTTTACCACAGGTGCAGCTTGATAAGTCTAAGATTGTCGAGGAGGTGTTATTTGTGGCGAAAGATTGCCGTGTGCTCGGCGATATTGCTGCCATCCTTATACTTGGCGCAAAGGGGCTGAAAGAAACCGTTACAACGCGCAAGAAACGCTTCTTAGGGCTGTTTACATACTCCGTTACAGAAACGATAGACCGCAAGGCAGAGCTATCAGAATGGCTGCTCGATGAACTCGACACCGCAAGGCTTAACAAACTCATATTCGAGCTGCTGAAAGATTTCAACCTCGGTGATTTTTTCGGAACTACCACTTTCCTAATAGAGATAAATCTTCTACGCCCGACGAAAGTGGAGGAAACGACAGCATCTGGGCAGTGATAGCGGGTGTGGTCAAAGGCTATAGCCTGCCTATTGACTATGTCCTGTATGACATGTCCTATACCAATATGATAATGTTCGGAGCTGTCATACCGAGCTACAACAGCAAAAGAAAGGGTAAGGACAGTAAGGAGCAGGAGGTTGTCAAAGCTGACGATCCACGTAACAGGGCGAGAGTAAGAAAGATATTTGAAGATTTCGATTAACGAAACATCGGCGTTATGGAGAACGACAACGGAAAATCATATTATGGCATAGGTCTCGATAATTCGCAGCTTGAAAAGGATGCTGCCGAGGCAAGTCAGATATTACACGGTATTGACGAGGAGGCGGAGCGACAAAGTGCTGCCGTCCGCGAATTGTTGTCTAATATCCCGACTATCAACATAGACATCGTTTCTAACGCCCCAACAACGCTTGAAAGTATCGACGCTGCGTTTGCCGAGATAGACCGTGTCGTAGACGAGAATAAATCAGCTATCCGAGAGCTTGAAAAAGAATACGAGCGATTGGATAAGGCTGCGGGGGCAGCTTTTATGAAAGGTGATGATAAGACTGCGAGAGCCTTGCAACAGCAGGAAATTGCCATCAAAAAAGTTATCAGGGCACGCAAGCAGGTAAACAAAGAAGCTGCCGCCACGGCTGACGAACTCCTTAAAGAGGAACAGCGGCTGAAAGAGGAAGCTGCAGCCGCAGAGAAAGCCGCAGAAAAGCATGTCAGTCTCCGCCAGCGGCTCCGTGAAATCAAAATGGAGCTGGTCGAAATGGAAGCCTCGGGACAGCGTGGAACTGCTGCCTATCGTTCATTACAAGAGGAGGCAGGGCGGCTCACGGACGCTTGGGCAGACGCACAAGCACAGGCAACCATCCTCGCCCATGACCAAAGGGGCTTGCAAGGCGTTATATCAGGCTTACAGGGCGTTTCGGGAGCGGCAGCGATAGCACAGGGAGCTGTTGGGTTGTTCGGCGGTGAGAACGAAAAACTACAACAGATAATGCTCCGTGTGCAGTCTGTTATGGCAATCACAATGGGCTTGCAGCAGGTTCAGCAGACACTCAACAAGGATAGCGCGTTTTCGCTTGTTACCCTTAACAGCCTAAAAAAGATTTGGAACAAACTTATCGGAGACGGTGCAACCGCTATGGAAGCGGAGAATGCTGCAACAGAGGTAAACACAGCTGCGCAACAAGCCAATACCGCGGCTACAACTGCTGACACTGCGGCACAACAGACCAATAACACCTCCACCGTAGCTGGAACTGCCGCGCAGGTTGCCAACGCAGGAGCTACCAAAACAGCTACTGTGGCAACAGTAGCACAGACCGTCGCCACGAAAGCCGCATCTTTAGCCCTCAAAGGGTTAAAGGTTGCATTGGTTACAACAGGTATCGGTGCGCTGATAGTCCTTGTGGGAGAGTTGGCAGGATGGCTGATGAAGCTCTTTGATACGACGAGTAAAGCCGACGAAGAGTTTAAGGAGCAGGAGGAAATTCTTGCCAAAGGGCGTGAGGCTTATGCCAAATCGTCGCTCGAAATAGAGAACTATAAGACACGTATCGAAAGATTCAACGGTACAAAGGCGGAAGAAAAGAAGCTCGTCAAAGAGCTAAACAGTAAGTATGGCGAGGCGATGGGATATTACAACAGCCTGTCGCAATGGAAGAAAGTACTCGTCGAAAAGGGCGAGGCTTACTGCAATATGCTCCTCAAAGAAGCCGAGGCGCAAGCCTTATTAACAAAATATACGGAAGCATTTATCGCCCTGCAAGAGGCAAGGGATAAGAGTGCGGCTGCCTATGGGCATTGGTACACCACAAGGGCTGGTGATGAGGAGCGGAAGAAAGAGGCGGAAAAAGAAGCGGAAGACACGATGAACAAGTGGCTTGATAAGTATCGCGAGAAGATGAACGAGGCACAGCAAATCCGTGATAAATTCGACCTCAACCCACACGTAGACCCGTCAACCTTGAAAAGCAAAAATAAAGGCAAGGAGTTCGATCCGCAAAAAGCAGCCCTCGAAATAAAGAAAGCTGCCGAGGAGTATAGAAAGGCAGCCTCTAAGTACATCAAAGATGCTAACGATGAGATTAACAATCTTATCATCGATGCACAGGAGCAGGGGCTTGTACGTGAACTTAACGAAATACGACGCGGCACACGCCAAAAATTACAGGCTTGGAATGACCAGCTTGATAAACTTGCCGAAGTGCGCAAAGAAGCTGCTAAGGTGCGGTATATGAACCAAAAAGGCGCAACCGAAGTCGGTTGGGCTAATTCTGTAGATGGGAAGAAGTCTATCAAGGATTGGATTGCCGTTATAAAATCTGAAACGCCTAAGATTATTACGGAATATGACCGCGTATGGAAACAGATTACGGATAACGGGAAGAAAGCCGTTGAGAATGCCCAACAGCGTTATACAGATGCGTTAATTGACGAATTTGGAACGACAGCACAAAAAGAGGAAAAACTGCTCCGTGTATGGGCGGATAAGATAAAGTTTATTCCTGATGAGTTTAAGAATGAGGCTCTGCGGCAAATGGACGAAGCGTTTTCAAAGCTCGGAAATGAGAATTTCAAGAAAGCCATCAACTGGGAGGATGTTTTCGGCGACCTGTCAAAACAGGCACTTCCCGTGCTCGAATTTACACTTGGCAAGGTAAAGAAGTATTTCGAGCAGAACAAGGGTGCGATGTCCACACAGGAGATAAAGGACTATCAGGAGGCTATCAAGAACATGGAAGATGAAATAGCCAACCGCAACCCGTTTACCGCCCTGCATAAGTCTATTAGGGACATTAGCGCAGCGAAGACCGAACTTATAGAATCATACGCCGCTATACAACAGGCGGAGAATAGGTTGAAAACAGCCATTGATGAGCGAAATGCCGCACAGGAAGCATATAATGAAATCCTCACAAAGGTAGAGAGCGGGGAAATCGTTGATGGCTGCGATGAGCAGACAGAGGCTTACGACAGGCTGAACAAAGCCAAAGAGAATGCTCGCAAGGCTACCGAGGAGGCTAACAATGCGGAACAGCGGTATATGCGTGCGCAAAACCAAGCCACGAACTCATATAAGCGTCTCGCCTCCAATCTAACAGCTGTAGGAGGTGTCATTAAAGGGGTAGGTAGTAGGGCAAAGAGCCTTGCTGCCGTATTTTCCGAAGATGTAGCGAACGGCATAGGAAAGGCTCTCGACTTTATGGATGAGATAATGGACGCGACATCCGATGTCATAAATGCAATCGGCGATGTAGGCAAAAGTGTGGCTGGGGGCATAGAAACCGCTGTACAGGCTTCCGCCACAGGGGCAACTGCCGCAGCGGCCACGGGAGCAACAGCTATCTCAACTATTGAGAAAGCCTCGGTAATCCTTGCCGTTATATCTGCCGCCCTGCAAGTGGCAACGGCTATCGCTAACCTTTTCAACAACGATGATAAGAAGCAGAAAGAAATCGAAAAGCTCCAAGAGCGCATAGACCAATTGCAGTGGGAACTTGATAATAAGGAAGCTGTGCGTCTGCGAGACACCTACGGCGATGCAGTAGAACGGCTACGACAGATTTATGCCGATACGACGCAGGAAATAATCAAAATGCACCAATCTTCGGAGCAGTACGGGAACACTTGGAGTCGCTGGCTAACTACATTACGGTATAAAGCTGAAATATACGAAAAGACCATCGAAAAGATTGCCGATGCTTATGCCGCTATCAGCTATACGGCTGATAAGGCTCTCGGTTCAAAACGATACGACGAAAGCCGCAAGCAACTTGAAAATCTCGCCGAGCAACAGATACTTATCCAACGGCAGATTGATAAGGAAAACAGCAAAAAGAAGACCGACCACGGGAAAATCCAAGATTGGAAGAATAAAATCTCCGAGATTGTCCGAGAAATGGCGGACATCATCAACGAAATGCTGGAGGATATTATTGGCTCGTCTGCAAAGGATTTAGCTTCCGAACTTGGCGACGCATTCTTTGAAGCTGCTAAGCAAGGCGAAGACGCTATGGAGGCGTGGCATAAGAAAGTAAATGATATTGTCGGCGACATTGTAAAACGTATGCTTATCACGCAATATCTTGAACCGCAGATAGGAAAGATATTCGACAAATACAAGGACAAATGGTTCGGGAAAGACGGACGGTTCAAAGGCATACAGGCTGTTGTTGATTCTGCCGACCAAATGGCCGCTGATATTAACGCCGCAGGGAGCATATTCAATCAGATATACAACGGGCTTGCAGATAACCTCAAGCAATATTTTGCTGCCTCGGAGGACGCTAATCGGGAAGCGTCGCAAAAGGGTATCGCCACAGCTTCACAAGAAAGCGTGGACGAGCTGAACGGGCGGGCGACTGCCATACAGGGGCATACCTACAACATCTGCGAATATACAAAGCAGCTCGTCGCCACAACAAACCTCATTCTCCAAAGCGTATTGAACATAGAGGGCGAAACAACAGGCTTCGGCTCTCGCCTCGGACGAATGGAGGATGATTTGAAAGGGGTTAAAGATACAATCGATGACATTGCCCTCAAAGGTATTAAAATACAACAATAGAGTTATGGAGCAGAAAACATTATTACAACAGGTGTACAAGCAAGGAGTTGCTCTCGGAGCTTGCAGCGGCTTTACGGAAGCTGCAAACATAGAGCAGATAGTCGAAATGCTGTTCTCTCCACAAGGTGTGGAGTTCTGTCTTAATTATCGCTTCCCCGCTCTCAATGTGTTTAGGCAGTTTAAGCAGCTTGATAATGTGGAGCGGCTGGGTGTCTTTATTGACTGTGGAGATATAACGCTGACAGACCCCCAACGGGCATTTTTGATAGGTAACACCCGAGCTAATGTAAATTACACAGCGACGCAGGGAAACGTTCTTTACCTTATGCACGGCGCAAAAGCCTCCGTTACGGCGGGAGGATATTCTGTAACGCATATTGAAAAGGATAAAACGTCTTCCTATACGGTAAATAAGGTTGATAACGCAGAAGTTTTGTAATTGATGAAAGGCAGATTATATATTGACGGTAACGACGCTTACACAGAATATGGAGTGTATGTCGTGAAAGGCGGTTGGAATGAACTAATCGCCCACCCACCGTTAAAGTCTGTCGAGAGCAACGATTGGCAGGAAATGGACGGTATAGAAGCTGACCTCTCCGCCCCAATGTTGGACACCCGAGAGATACAACTGAAAGTCGCATTTGCGGGGCTTGACAACCGTTTCTTTACACTATTGGAACTTCTGTCCGACGAATCTTACCACGTGTTCGAGTGCGCTTATATAAAGCGTACATACAGGCTTCGCCTCGTATCACAACCCAATCTCGCTGCGGCAAAAGTAATAGGCACGGCAACACTGAAATTTGCTGACGATTTCCCGCTTTGGGGTTATACCTATAAAAAGCCCGCAAGTAATGTGGCAGCGTACGATGATTACACCTTTGATGGTGTGAATTTCACAACCTACGGAGTACGTGTCCTCAAAGGCACACTCGACGAGGTGATGAAAACGCCAACCGTGAAGACAAACCTGCTGCGGAATATCAGTACACAGGCGGGAGCGTTGTACGACGGTAAGAACGTGTCTTACAAGAGTAAGGATGTGAAGATAAACTGCCTTATGCGGGCAGATACACTCGAAGAACTGTGGCGTAACTATGATGCGTTGCTGTATGACCTCATCCGTCCAAATGAACGTAAGCTATGGGTTGATGAGTTGGGGCAAGAGTTCCTATTCTATTACAAGAGTTGCCAAGTTACAGAGTTCTATCCAACAGATAAGATTTGGTTACAATTTACGCTAACAGTTACATTTACGGCAGTGTTAAGGATTGGCGACGGCGATGTGGTTCTCGCCTCGGAGGACAAAATTATCATTTTTACACAGGATGATGAAAATGCAATAGATGTGCAAACTAATAGATAAGGATATGAAGAAGATTAAGATTTCAGAACTGCCTTTGTATAACTCCCTGAAAGGGTTGTTTACTATCGGAACGGACAAAGACAACCGCTCCGTAAAGGTGTCGTTGGAATTTATTGAAACCTCGACGCAAGAAGCAATAAAAGGCACACAAGCGGTGGCAAAGGAAGCAACCACTGCAGCAAACGCAGCAGCTACTGCCGCTAAGACCGCACAAGAAAAGGCTACCGTTGCCGATACGGCTGCTAAGAATGCCGATACAGCAAAAGGCAAGGCAGAGACAGCTGCAAATGAAGCAGTAGCGGTAACAGAAGATGCAAAGGGGCAGGTCGAAAAAACGAAAAAGGCGACCGAAGCTGCGTCCAAAGCCACGGAACAGGCTGTATCACAAACTGCCGCCTGCAAAACAGTAACGGATGATGGGAAACAGGCAATCAAGGACTTAAAACTTGCAGCTGAAGACCTCGAAGCGGCTATCAAAGCCGTAACACCAACAAATTTGGCTGTGTCGTATATTTCTTATGTTACAATGGGGGCGCAACGGCAGAAGCTTTTAACAATAGATGCCGTATTAACCCCTGCAACAGCCCAACAGAATGTTATCTTTATAACTGATGGACATTCGGTAAGAGTAGGCGCAAACGGGCTGATAACACCCCTATCCGCGGGGAAGACCTATGTTCGAGTAATTCCGACTATGAACGTGTCGTTAGAACAGGATATAGAGATAACCGTCGGAGAGCCAGCTTGCCGCTTCAACACGCGGAATGGTTTACGACTGACATCATCAGGAACATTTAGGTTTATGTAAAATATAATCACAAACTCAATATTTACAATATTATGGCACTAACAGCACAACAAGAAGAAACTATCGTTAAGATTATCGAAGCGTTTCAGAACGGCAAGCGATTGAGCGATTTGCCCGATGTAAAGAGTACGAACCCGTATAATCTCCTCGTAGAAGTGTTAGATGAGGACGGGGAGAGTAAGAAAGCGGCTCTCGCAGCTCTCCTCCCCTATGCGGAGGAACAATGCAGCTACGGCATAGAGAAAGACCTATCAGTATCATCGCCTACCTGTACCCGTATCGGGAGTAGCGACCTACACAAAGTCTTACCTATACATTCGCGTATGAAAGGCTGTCTGCTCGATGATAACGGCAATGTCGTTGAATACCTCGATCCGAAAGATTGGACGGGACAAACGCGTGATGGTTCTCGCGGGCAGGTAATGGTTGAGATACCTATGCACTACCGAAAATTCACTTATGAGGGCAGCATTATGCGTGTACGTGTAAGTGAGCTTCCGTTGCCCGGCTATCATCAAGTACCAAAGATGTATGTGTCGGCTTATGAGGCTACCGTCAACCGTACAAACAATACTCTCGCCTCTGTTGCCAACAGTAGTGTAGAGTATCGAGGAGGAGGCAATAATGCTTCTTGGGACGGTACATATCGGTCTCTGCTTGGTCGCCCAGCCTCGAGTATCAATCGAATAAATTTCCGAATTTTTGCTCGTAAGCGCAAAACAGGTTCTACGGAATGGAATTGTATGACATACGATATTCAGAAAACACTTTATTGGCTTTTTGTCATCGAATATGCAACGCTCAACTCACAAGCAACATACAACGCAGAACTTACATCAGAGGGCTTCCGACAGGGAGGATTGGGGGATGGTGTCACCAATTGGACAGGCGGCGAATGGAATACATACAGCGGTTATAATCCATTTGTACCTTGCGGACATACGGATGCGCTGGGCAACCGTACAGGTGTCGTACCCTACACAGCTAAAGACGGAAGTAATAACGCGGTAAAGACTTCTGATGTGCCGCGTTATCGTGGTGTGGAAAACCCATTTGGACACCTTTGGCAATGGACAGACGGTATCAATATCCGTATAAGTCCCAACGAAGACAAAGGCGGTGATGGTATCTCAAAGGTATTTGTATGCAGCGACCCGTCAAAGTTCAATGACAGCAGCTACACAGAATATAGCCATGTCGGGAACGAGGCACGTGTTGGAGGATACGTTAAAGAGGTTATCGGAGGCGAGTACGGCGAGATTATGCCATCTGTATGCGCAGGTGCAGGTAGTACGACTTTCTTCTGCGATAACCACTATACGAATATTCCAGCGGCAGAAACCTTGCGTGGTGTCCTGTTCGGCGGTTCCGCGTATGACGGTGCGCGTGCGGGCTTCGCCTTTGCGTACTCGCCTTACGTCGCCTCGACTGCGACTGCGTACATCGGCTCTCGCCTTTGCTTTATACCGCAAAGCGCATAGCACGTAAGCGATAACGCTTCCTTATGGATAGCAAAACGAAAGTGAAAAATATAAATATAGACAAAAGGTTGGTTGCTCCTGTGGTGTCCTGTTCAGCGGTTCCGCGAATGACAGTGCGAATGCAGGCTTCACCTATGCGAACTCGAATAACGTCACCTCGAATGCGAATGCGAACATCGGCTCTCACCTATGCTAAAAAGGCTTAATGCCAATCAGAATACGGGAGCAACGACCTTGCCTCTTGGCAAAAGATTTCAAGTAACCCTAAAGGTGTTGGTAGGAATGCCCATTGTATCGGCTACCGAAGACTCCGAATAAGAAAAGCAAAGCAATGAAACGTATAGGGAACTTATACGAAAAAATAATCTCGATAGAGAACCTCCGACTGGCTGATGAAAAAGCCCGTCGGGGGAAGCTCCGTACTTATGGTGTGCGACATCATGATAAAAATCGTGAAGCTAATATACAGGCTCTCCACGAGGCTTTGCTTACAAAGACTTTCAGAACATCGCCCTACGATGTATTTACTATCTATGAACCGAAAGAACGAGAGATTTTCCGTTTGCCGTACTATCCTGATCGCATCGTACATCATGCCATAATGAACGTTCTCGAACCTATATGGGTGTCAGTGTTCACGGGCAATACTTTTTCGTGCATTAAGAACAGAGGTATTGAGGGCTGCGCGCGCCATGTCGGCAAGATGATAAAACGGTACAAGGGCAAGAAACTGTACTGCTTGAAAATCGACATTAAGAAGTGCTACCCATCAATAAATCACGATGTATTGAAAAGGCTCATCCGACGCAAGATTAAGGATAAAGACCTGCTGTGGCTCATGGATGAAATAATAGACAGCGCACCGGGATTGCCGATTGGAAATTACCTATCGCAGTATCTCGCAAATCTGAACTTTGCCTACTTTATGCACTGGGTGAATGAGGAACTGAAATTAGAATGCGAGGAGTATGCTGATGATTTCGTGTTTTACAGCGACAGCAAGGAATATCTACATTCCGTATTCCCACAAATTAAGCGGTATATTGAGGAGGAGCTATCCCTTACGATTAAAAGCAATTGGCAGATATTCCCGATAGCAGAGAATCGTTACGACAAACACGGGCGGGCTCTTGATTACGTCGGGTACAAATTTTATCGTAAACAGAAACTTATCCGCAAGAGTATAAAAAAGAACTTATGCAGGACTGTTGCCCGTATAAACAAGCGGCAACCGAAATTATCGCCCAAAGAGTATAAACAGCGTATCTGCCCGTGGTTGGGCTGGGCGAAACACAGCAATAGCAAACATTTACTTCAAACAATAATTCCAAAAGATTATGCAAGCATTTTATGACAGCAAGCCCTCGAAATTCGAGGCAGTAGGTAATGGCAGCTATCTCTACCGTTACAACATCAAAGAAGTTGTTCCCGAAATGACAGAAGAAAATTCGGGCAATGAGCACACCTCACAATGGACGTGTGAGGAGGTAACAGTATGGTCGCCCGTATCGAACGATAAAATTACGAAAGCCGTTATCGACGATAAGTGGGACAGCGATAAGGAGCAAAAACTTATCAACGAATACAACGCTACGGAGTTCGGTTTATACGGCACAAAAACTTCTGATGAAGCAAAAGCAAAGATTGCTGCTTATAAGGCGTTTCTCGAAGACCGTGCTAAGCTAAAGCAACAGGTTGACAGAGACTGTGCAGAGTTAGGTATCAAATAAACAATAAATGTGAGGAGGGTTAATTATGGCAAAGCGGTTTAGTGAACTTGGTATCAAGCAGCAGGATAATCGGAAGATTTTCAACTGCCAGCAGGTATCTATTACTGATATTCTTAACAGTGAGATAGAGGTTGTCGACTTCCTCCCTGATGTAAAAACACAACATGGGGAGGGTCGATACCTCGTCCACTATAGAACAACAGACGGGAATGAGGAGGGTAAGTTCTTTACCAACTCCCAAGCCCTTAAAAGTTGTCTCGACCAAGTTAAGCCCGAAGATTTCCCATTTATAACCATTATTAAGGCAACGAAGTGCGGTAAGGGTAAGATTTATCAGTTTACATAACGGGATAAAACGATTTCGTGTTGAATGTGGCATTATCTTTCTTGAATGGTATAGTTATAAGGGCTTGGAAAGATAACGCGACTACGGGCGAATTTTGGTAAAATAACTATCAACATCGAGCGATACAATGAAGATATACGATATTAACAACAAACTGCTCTTTGATGTAGCTGTAGATGATAGCAGCTACCGACACCGCGTTATCAAAGGGGAACAAAATTTAACTCTGAAATATGCCCTTGCCGAACATGTAGAGTTACCTGTTGGAGCTTATTGCCAATATCAAGGCGAGCGGTACACCCTTGAACGTCCCGAAAGTTTCAAGATGAAACATAGCCGCAACTTTGAGTACACGGTTATCATGGAAGCCTATCAAGCGAAAGCCAAAATATGGAAGTTCCGCAATACGGTTGATGGACGGCTTAAATTCCCCTTTACGGCAAAGCCTATTGAGCATTTGCAGATGTTCGTCGACAATATGAACCGACGGGACAAAGGATGGACAGTTGGTCAGTGTATAGATGATGTGGAGCATTTGGTTTCTTACGACCATAATTTCTGTTGGGACGCTCTCGGTAAAATGGCTACAGAGTTTAAGACCGAGTTTGAGATTATCGGAAAACGCGTGTCGCTCCGTAAGGTAGAGTATAACAAGAGTAACCCGCTCTCTCTTGCGTACGGTTGTGGTAACGGGTTTAAGGCGGGGTTGGGACGCAGTAACAGTAGCGACACTCCGCCCGTCGAAATTCTGTACGTACAGGGCGGAACGCAGAACATCGACCGTTCCAAGTATGGCAATAGCGAGCTATTGCTGCCGAAAGGACAGGCTATATCCTACGATGGTGAGCACTTCGAGAGCGAAGCGGGCTTTAACGCAACCAATGCCCGTCGATACATAGTGGATGATTTAGGGCTGTCCATCCGTCGGGCTGACAAATCCTTATCATCGCTTGCAGAAGATAGTCTCGATTGCACGACTATCTATCCGAAGCGCGTCGGGACGGTAAGTAGTGTGGTAGCGGTAGATGTTGCTAAAAATTTCTATGACATCATAGATAACAGCATACCCGCCGCCCTCAACTATGAAGATTGTCTTATCGCAGGTGAAACCATGACCGTTATCTTCCAATCAGGAATGCTTGCAGGGCGTGAGTTCGAGGTAAAGTATTATCACAAGGCTAAAACGGTAAAAGGTGTAAAAAAAGCTGCACACCGCTTTGAGATTGTTCCACAGGAGATAGACGGTATAACCATGCCAAACGCCATATTCGCCCCGAGAACGGGCGATACTTACGCAATCTTCAAGGTTATGCTCCCGCAGGCTTACATCTGCGACAACGCCACGAAGACTGGGGCAGAATGGGATATGTTTAAGTCCGCTGTCAAATATCTGTTCGATAATGAAGAGCAGAAGTTTACGTTTACAGGGGAACTCGACGGGATATGGGCAAAAAAGGATTGGGAGAATATCGGAGGGCGTATTGTCCTCGGAGGCTATATCCTGTTCCGTGATGAACGCTTCCAAAAGGACGGTGTTCTTGTGCGTATTACGGGCATAAAGGACTATATAAATAAGCCCCATAGCCCCGTTATCGAAATATCCAACAAGACAGTCAGTAGCAGCTTTTCAAGTGATTTGAAGAAATTGCAGAGCGAAGAAGTCATTGTAGAAGAAAACCATAAGCAATCTATTCAATTCACCAAACGCCGCTTCCGTGATGTAAAGGAGACAATGGCAATGTTGGAGCAGAGCCTGTTGGAAAACTATACCAACTCTATAAGTCCTATCGCCATACAGACAATGCAGCTGCTTGTTGGCGATGAGAGCCTACAATTTCGTTTTGTCGCAAACAGCAATAGCACAACGGCTATCAACCATACATTCAACTACAACGCCGCGAGCAAGGTGTTCAGCACAGAGGGCGGGATAATACAGCACATGACACTCGGCATACAAAGCCTTTCGCCAAGTCATAACGTATCAGATTATAAGGTATGGTACATAACTGATTATACCTCCGCTGTACTTGATGATGCAAACAAGAAATACTATCTCTATATTAAAGCCCCACAGAACAGCCAATATGGGGATTTCGTTCTGTCTGAAAAAGCTATAAAGATGGAGGGTGTGAGTGGTTATTATCACTTCCTCGTGGGTGTTCTTAACAGCGAATACGAGGGCGACCGTAGCTTTGTCCCTTTATACGGATTTACGGAAATATTACCCGGCCGTATAACCACCGACAGGATTGTTAACAGTGATGGAACGAGCTATTTTGATATGCTCGCCGATGCGTTCAAGCTCGGGAATAAACTGCAATACAATGTCGGCGGAGACGGACTATTGAAGCTACGCGGTACGATAGTACAGAGCCTATCGGGGGACGAAAGCCCGTTAGGCTGTTTTCGAGGGGCATTCAACAGCTCATACACGTATTACAATGGCGATGAAGTAACCTATCTGTTAGATGGCAACTCATCGACATATCGCTACATAAATGGAATACCAAGCCGAGGACACCTGCCTACCGAAACAACATATTGGGCTGTTGTGGCACAAGGGCAAAAAGGGAAAGGAGAAGACGGGAAAACGGGAGCAGTCTATCACTTCCTGTACACCGTTTCTTCTCGCACGCCCGACCGCCCAACGTTTACAACCCCTGCGCAGATTGCGGCACAATCTTCATGGTCTCCGTCTCCGATGAAGCCTTATAATTCCTTTTATCTGTATATGACGCAGTCGTTGTATGACCCGAACACGAATACTTACGAGGTGTGGACTTATCCTATACCAATATCGGGCGATAAGGGCGAAGCAGGTAAAGATGGAACGAGCATTGAGTTTATCTACCTCCGTAACACGGGGGCAATGCCTGCAAAGCCATCATCTGCACAACAGGATGGTTATATCCCGAACGGGTGGACGAACAATCCGAGCGGTATAACAGAGACACAGCAGTATGAGTGGGTTTGTGTCCGCACAAAGCCCGCAGGGGCTACAACATGGTCGGATTACTCAATGCCAGCCATTTGGGCTAAATGGGGAAATAAGGGGCAGGACGGAGACGGTGTAGAGTACATCTTCAAGAGAACCGAAGTCGAAACCGTATTGCAACCTCCCGCTTCTGTCAATATCAGCAAGAATGTGCCGAGCGGATGGTCTGATAACCCCAGCGGCGTAACCGCTGAATATCCATACGAGTATGTATCTATTCGTCGGCAGAGCAATGGCGTATGGGGTAATTGGGCAACACCCAAGATGTGGGCTAACTATGCAGCTTGGAATGCAAACCTCCTTGAACAGACTGAGTTCGAGAACCTTGATAAAATGAACAAGTGGGACATTCGTTCCTGCTATCTTGATGGCTCAACGGACAACAACATATCTCATATTAGTAAAAATGGTAAGGATGGGCATAATTATTACGCAGATACCAATGTTAAGAGGCATTCAGAAAGCCTATACAAGGATGTATTGCGGCAGCCGTTATTCAACTCAACCATAAAGAAAATACAGCCATCAACGTGGTACACCCTGTCTTTTTGGATGCGTTGCGGAGCAAATAATCTGACAATCAATCAGACGAGTAGTGATTATGGCTTCGCGAAGCAACAACTCTACCTTTTCAGGAGACATAAATATATGCTGTATATAAATGGGTGTATTGATGCACAAGCATTGTCAGATGGTAAGTCGCTCGCTGTCTATGTGTATAATGACGGATGGACGTGGGCAAAAACAATAAATATAAATTCAACATCATACACGACGGCTTCTATCGAGTTTGACGATGTCCCATCTGATGGCGAATATCACTTATCCGCATATCTATATGATAATAGCGCACCTCGGACAGGGAAAGCGACATTGGCTTGGGTGTGCCTACAGGATGAAACGCAAACCACATCTACGTATGTCTATCCATCAGCTGTTGACACGGTAAAAGTCTTTATAGACGGAGAGGAAAAGATTAACGTCGGTACAGACCTCGCTGTCGGTTACACACCCAGTAATGCAGGAACTTGGCGGCGGCACGTGATAACGTTCAAGACGAAGAGCTTTATCCCGAGCAATGTAGGGCAATATCTGTTGTTCCGCCTCCTCCCAACACCGATAACAGGGCAGCCGAACTATCTGCATATCTGTATGCCCAAGCTCGAAATCGGCAAGGTTGCAACAGCATACTCCCCTAATGTTGATGATATGGGAGCCGACTACCAAGAGTATCGTTTCGCCAAGAATGGTTCTACAACCGTTGCCCCCAGCCTTAACAAAACAGTGGATGCGCCGACAGGATGGACATTGGAACAGCCTGCAATCGGTAAGTTGGAGTATCTATGGATGACCATAGCGAAGAAAAGAGCTGACGGGACGCTGCTAACTTCATGGAGTGAGCCTATCCGTATGACACCCTATGATGGGAAAGATGGTGTGTCGCCCGCTCTCGTGTTCCGAGGCGCGTATGACAGCACGAAGACATATTACGGTAATCAGTACAGAATAGATGCTTGTAAATACGGGAATACCTATTACGTGTGTCGTGTGGATGCAGGAGAGTTCAGAGGCATAGTGCCGACAGATACATCAAAGTGGAACTCATTCGGAGCTTCCTTTGAAAGTATTGCCACAAACTTGCTACTGGCAGAGGGAGCGAATATAGGCGATTGGTTCATCAGTCAAGGGCGGATTGTATCAACCCTCGAAAGTGGAAAATCTATTATCCGCCTTGATGCGCACACCCCCAAAATAGAAGTGGAATCCACACAAACGGGCGGTGGATATGGACAGTACGGTAATGGAATGGACACCAACAAGCCGTCAAAACTCGCGATGGATGCACAAACAGGGCAGTTTGAGGCGAGAAGCTCCAATAATTCTGTGGCATACGTTTCCGCAAACGGCATATTCTCAAATCACGCTATGACAAATGCTCTCCCTACTTCGTCGGGTTGGACGCACTACGGAGCTATTGTTGGTCTCGGATTTGGTAATGTCAACAAACGGGAATGGTCGTTTAACGAGGATGAGACAATTATAGCAGGTGTGTATGGGAGTGCCTCAAACAGCGGTACAGCTCCTGCCTATGGAGGTTATTTCTCGGGACTGAAAGCACGTGGGTTTGTCAAAGGGGTGTATTATTTCACGGACAATGCTAACAACCACCAACTCGGACTTTACGATACGACTGTTATTGGGCTCGTCAACAGGGGCAGAATCAACACATTATATCTTCCGAGGAATGCTTATGAGGGACAGGAGATTGAGGTAATTCAAATGGGCGGCGGTGTTACACGTATTGATACCAACGACGGTTCGCATATCTATGATGATAATACCGAGAATGACTATTACGACATCAATACAGGTTGGCATGCAGTCCTACGTAAGGTGAAATATGCAATCAACAATGCCACATACGACATTTGGGTAATACAAGAGTATCATTTTCAATAACATAACAAGATTAAGAAAATGGCAGAATATGGATTTATAGAAAACGGTGTGTTATACACCAAAGAACTTACAGAGGAGGAACGGGGAAATTACCCCGACTTCCTCCCTGTTGATGACATCGACTATTCAAAAACCAGCACTGACGAGGGTTATATCATTGAGTTGCAGCCTTATGTCAACGATGGGCGTATATCGTACAATTATATACGGAAGTTTGACACACAGGCCGTGCGCACGAAAATACAGGCGTTAAAGGATAGCCTCGTTGAAAGCGACTATCAGATAACCAAGTGTTACGAGGCTTCGCTTATCGGAGAGGAACTTCCATACGATATTGCCGCCTTACACGCTAAAAGACAATCAGAAAGGGATAAAATCAATGAATTGGAGGCATTACTATAAAATTTGCCCCATAAGTGATTACAATATAATCACTTTTTGGTATCTTTGTGCAATGAAATCATCGGCAACAATAAATAAAAAATGTATGAATTATATTCCTAATATTGCAAAAATCCTCTTTGCTGTCTGCGGAGGACTTGTAGGGTGGTTTGTAGGAGAGTTCAAACCGACATTCCCACTCATCATTGTAGCGGTGATTTTCATTGTTTATGACGCGTACACAGCCTATCAGCTCGATAAGCGGGTTAAGGAAAAATACCCTGATAAGGCACTACGCCGTGAAGCCAAATTTACGAGCTTCGCTTTCGGCAAGGTTGTACGCAGGACAATCCCAAAGCGGCTGTGGCTAATTATTCTTGCTTATCTTGTTGAGCATTGGGTGTTTATTCATTTGACTATCCCGCTGTCCTATATTGTAACGGGCGTGATATGCTTCGAGCAAGCATGGTCTATCTTAGAAAACGAGAGTAGCTGCCGCAGCGAGAAAGATAGCCGATTTTGGAAATTATTGCAAAAGGTTATGGTGGATAAGACCGAACGTCACTTTGATATTAAACTTGATCTGCTGAAAAGTAGCGGGCATGTTACAGAGGAGCAAATAGAACAAGCCCGTGAAATGCTACGGAAGTACGAAAACGAAAAAAAAGAAATGGAGGCTACCGATGAAAATTCTAATCGATAACGGACACGGTTTTGACACCGCTGGCAAATGCTCCCCCGATGGTTCTTTAAGAGAGTACAAATGGGCGAGAGAGGTTGCACAGCGTATCGTAGATGGGCTGAAAGTTCTCGGATATGATGCAGAGCGCATCGTAACAGAAGAACGGGATATTCCTCTGTCTGTGCGCTGTAATCGTGTGAACAAGGTATGCAGAGAACATGGGGCAAATAATGTTCTCTTAGTGTCTGTGCATAACAATGCTGCAGGTATCAGCGGTTGGCAGAGTGCGCGAGGCTGGTCTGTATGGGTGTACACAAAGGCTGGCGCACGAAGCAAGCAACTCGCACAACTCTTATACGCCGAAGCCGAACGACAGGGGCTGAAAGGTAATCGAAGTGTCCCCGCCTGTCGGTATTGGGAGGCTAACTTCTACATTCTCAAAAACACAGCTTGCCCCGCTGTACTGACCGAGAATCTCTTCCAAGACAACCGAGAGGATGTTGCTTATCTTTTGAGCGAGAAAGGCAAACAGACACTCGCACAGTTGCATATTGATGGTATTGTAAACTACATTAAGGCACAACAACAATGAAACGTATCATATTACTAATGGCTGTGGCTCTCCTTATGGTTGGCTGCCGAACCACCAAAAATATATCGACACAGGTGCAGGAATATAAGAGGGATAGCGTGCGGATAGAATATCGCGAACGCACCGTATTAGTTCCTGATACCGTATATTTCGAGATACCTCGACAGATGGCAGAGCGTACAATCGCCGACAGTGTGAGCCACCTTGAAAATGATTATGCCAGTTCCGATGCTCGTCTTAACTCTGACGGGACGTTAACCCACACTCTCAATTCAAAACCGCAATTAAAGCCCGTTCCTACGGAGCGTAAGATTGAGTATCGGGACAGCATAATTTATAAAGATAGATGGAGGGATAAAAAGCAAACTGTAACCGAGTATGTAGAACGCAAACTATCGTGGTGGGAACAGACACAGATTTACGGCTTTTGGACGGCGATAGCGATTGTTGCTATCATATACCGCAAGAAAATATTTCAGACCGTTGTGCGGCTTTTCTTGAAAAAATAATTATCTTTGCATGTAACGGCAGGGGCTGATTTATTCCCTGCTGTTACATTTTTGTTGCTATTTTGTTGCTCTGTATATATCTATACTGTATATTATTATTGAATATCAAAGAGTTATGTCTACCTCCTTACATTCTGCATAGGAAAGTAAAGTAAAGGAAAAGAAAATCATAACATCCGCAAAAATCCCTTCATAAACACCTGATAATCAAGTGTTAATTTTTGAAGCGATTTTTGCAGATGTTTTCTTAGTGGGTTGTTTCTTTGCCGTTAATTTCATAATTTTGTCCCCAGTTTGTCCCCCGAGTTTACCTTCAAGGGACAAAAACTGTCCCCCGGGCACACTTTTGTGGTAAACTTAAACCCAAATCGGTCATTAGGATTTCTCTGTGTCGTACGGCAAAGAGAAATCCTTTAATTTTTCCCATATAGATAAGAATGATTGTCGTGTTTTTAGTGATCTAGCCAAATATAGGATGTGCTTGTCTTTTGTCCTACCCAAATAGGCTGGCGTCGATATCAACTCGTACCTAATAACCTGAGTTCGGGATAAGAAAGTCTTTGTAAAAGTTGGTAATCTCAATAATTTTTAGTACCTTTATGATTGAGAATCAATTAATTATAAAATTAAAGGATACTATAGTTATGGAGATTACCAAGAACAAAATTACGGAAATTTTCTGTATTATCGATGATTTTTGCCAAGAATATGATAAGGAAATTGCAC